CTGTATATCCGGAATAACCTGTGTAACCTGTAAAACCTGTGTAACCAGTAAAACCTGTATATCCGGTGAAACCAGTATATCCTGAGTAACCAGTATAACCTGTGTATCCTGTATATCATGTGTAACCAGTGTAACCAGTGTAGCCAGTATAGCCAGTGTATCCGGTGTAACCAGTATAACCTGTGTATCCAGTGTATCCAGTGTATCCCGAGTATCCAGTGTATCCAGTAAAACCAGTAAAACCAGTATGACCTGTTTCTCCCTTAGGTCCATCAATAATAAAATTTGATGTAAAAATAGGTCCAGGTGACGGATTCATCCAATCTTCTGTTCCTATTACAGCAGTTTGATACATTGCATTTCGAGAAATATCAACATCAGACCATTTACGATTTGTTTCACCCTTTTGTTGCCAAGTTTGTCCGAAATCTTGAGATACCCAAATATAATCATTTGTTGCTACAGCAGTCATAAACTTACCCGATGATGCTATATCTACAGACTGCCATAAACGTGACCCTGCGGCCGATAGACTATTCCAAGTGACACCATAATCAACTGAAAACTGCATTTCAGTATTCGTATTGCGATTAGTAATAATCATTCGATACATTCCATTACCAGACATTGCTAAGAAATCAATGCTAAATCCCATCGTTTCCTGAACCCATGCATTATTCTCAAATTGTGTTGCCATTCTATTTGTATTAAAAGTTGCCACTTTGTATTTTCCATCATCAGAAATACTAACACTCCTTACAGTACTTGCTCCTACCCAACGGAAAATTTGTGTAAACGTGGGACTATTAATATTACTTGTAAAATCTAAAGCGTATACACGTCCCTGACTATCTTGTTCTCCAATAATTTGATATAAACCATCTTCTGTCATGGCAACACACATCGAATTCATTGTCGTTCCATTTGTAAATGATAATCCATAATTTGTGGAGTATCTTATAGGTCGATTATATGCAACTGTTGTTTGAAATCGTCCAGAAGAAGATATGGCGATATCTTGACCGCTATTATTATCTATATTCGAATTTAAAGCCCATGAATTACCGTAATCTACCGAAGAATATAAAGCATTAGTTCCATTACTCCAATTTAAGGCTATTTGAAATGGTCCATCAGAAATTGCCACTTTACTAAAATTCAAGGGTGGATTAGGACCATGCGCTAACCAAGTATTACCAAAAATTGTTGTGGCACCTGGAACACCAGTATGTCCTGTCCAACCAGTATATCCTGTATATCCTGTATATCCCGTGTATCCTGTGTATCCCGTATATCCAGTATATCCAGTGTAACCTGTTATTCCAAGGTTTGTTATCATAAAAAACTTTTCCTCTGTTTCTACGTTTGTATAGGCATCCATTCTTATTCCGGTTCCTGAAATAAAGTTTACTGTATCTAATCCTTCTGCTGTAAGTCCTGGTTCTCCATCAATCTCCCAAAATTTAAAGGTACTATTCATACCAATTGTAACTGTACCAGTAGGTCCTTCTGTTGCTACAAATCCGGAATCCAAATCAAACAATAAAACATTAATTGTATTATAACCAGTAATTCCAGACATTCCTGCTATTCCTGTCGTTCCTACTGTCAACGTATTACCAATACCAGTAGGTCCAGTATATCCAGTTACTCCTTGAATACCTTGAACTCCTTGTTCTCCTGGAGGTCCTTCGTCTCCTTGTGAACCTGGATCTCCTTGTGGACCTGGATCTCCCTGTGCTCCTTGTGCTCCTGGAACTCCTTGAATTCCTTGAAGACCTCGAGGTCCAGTATATCCAGTATATCCAGTATATCCAGTGTATCCTGTTCTACCTGTGAAACCAGTTACTCCTGTATATCCAGTATAACCTGTATAACCAGTTCTACCTGTAAATCCTGTCGCACCTGTATAACCTGTAAATCCAGTGTATCCAGTAAAACCAGTATATCCTGTAAATCCAGTGTATCCCGTAAAACCGGTGTATCCGGTGAAACCTGTGTATCCAGTGAAACCTGTGTATCCAGTAAAACCCGTATATCCTGTGAACCCTGTGTATCCTGTGAAACCCGTGTATCCTGTGTATCCAGTGTATCCTGAATATCCAGTGTAACCTGTATAACCGGAAAATCCTGTCACACCAGTATAACCTGTGTATCCAGAGTATCCTGTATAACCGGTGTAACCTGAATAACCTGTTACACCAGTGTAACCAGTGTAACCAGTATATCCTGTATAACCTGAGTATCCTGTAAAACCAGTGTATCCAGTAAAACCAGTAGCACCAGTATTAGATGCTGAACCGGGTGCTCCAGTATAACCTGTAAATCCTTCACCTTGTTGACCTTTAATAGTATATGAAATGTAAACATCAGAATCTAAAGCGAAACTACCAACAACAGTTGAACTTGTACCACTTAAGGTATAAGTTCCGTTTCCATTTGATGCTATGTTTGTCAATTCAAAAACTTTAGAATTTCCACTTACATCTACTGCTGTCATAACTAAGGGAGAAATAGTATACGATGCTATAATAGATAAGAACCATGTACTAGCGTCACCATATTTATCATATTCACTTAACAGAAGACCATCAAGAATATCTAAAAAATTACCATGTATTTGAGGAAAAAAACTATTTTTCCAAATCTTTGTGGTAGAAATACCAGACGGACCAGTAGGACCTTCTAATCCACTTCCTCCACCTCCTGAATTTGATGTTGAAGTTATCAATATACCATCACCTTCATCTGTAATTTGTAAGTAAACAGGTGGTTTATCAGGATTAAAAGTGGAAGTTAAATTTCCAAAAATATCTACCCAATAAAATACACCCTTACCTTCAGTTAGAGGAGTTGGTAAATCATCTTTGGAAAGATATTTACCAAAAGGTCTGAAGTGAAAGAAATCACTTGAAGGAATATTTACATCAGTTACAACTCCAACTACTATATTTGAAGAATCTGATTGAGAAGTATAAATAGCAAATTCATTTAAATTATTTATATACACAAATTTTCCTACCTCCATAGAATGACCTGGTTGAGAAACTCGAATATTTGTTGTTATATTTCTCATGGCAAACCTAGACATCAAACTTGTAATATACTCGTTCGGAAAAATATTGTTATCAATGTTATATAATATAGGACTTCCTTCTGGACTTAAAGCAAAAACATAACCATCAATATAATCAGAGGGTGGATGAAGTCCAAAAATAGGTTCTATAGAATAATTAAAGTAATCAACATCTTCAATCAAAACATCAACACTACTAGTATAAATATTATAATTACTTGTTTCTAATATTTTCCACGCTTGTCCTGTCCCAAAATTACTTAACCATAAATTTGGAACTATATCTAAACACGTATATACAGAGGATCCACCGTTGTATGTCTGGTCTCTAACAACAAATATACTACAATTGAAGCGATTTTCGTATATTGGATCGACTGAATTAACAACGATTTGTATAGGTAGACATACCGTTGGTGGTGGTGATATAAAACTCATTTTTTTATTTACTACACTTATTATTTTTTTGTTGACAAAAAAATACCTCAGCAAAATATTTAAAAGAAATCTCTCTAAACAAAAAGAAAAATATGAATAACGGTATACCAACATTTATTGAAGTTTGTGCTGGATGTGGTGGTTTAAGTTCAGGTTTTATTGAAGCAGGGTTTTCACCTTTACTACTTAATGAAATCGACAAGACATGCTGTAAAACATTACGTAAAAATCATGATGGAGCAAATATTGTTGAATCAAGTATGCTAGAATTAGATTTGACAACCTTTCGAAATAAAGTTGATGTTCTTCAAGGTGGTGTTCCATGTCAATCATTTTCTCAAGCAGGAGAACGCAAAGGTTTGGATGACCCCAGAGGAAAACTCATGATTCATTTCAATAATCTTATTTTAGATTGTGAACCTAAAGTATTTCTAATTGAAAACGTTAAGGGATTAGTTACTCATAATAAGGGTAATACGATTAAGGAAATCATAAAACTTTTTGGAAATAGTGGAAAATATACAATCCTTTATCAGGTTCTTAACGCTAAGGACTACGGTGTTCCGCAGAAAAGAGAAAGGGTTTTCATTGTTGGAATTCATTCTTCTATAAAGAAAACCTTTACTTTTCCCCCAAAACAAAACACGTTTGTGTTTTTGAGAGATGTTTTGAAAAATGTTCCAGAAAGTATTGGAGTGAAATATCCTCAAAGTAAAATAGATATTATGAACCTTGTCAAACCTGGTGGATGCTGGGTCGACCTTCCTGAAGATATAAAAAAATCTTACATGGGAGAAAAAACGTTACAAGCAGGTGGTGGAAAACGAGGAATGGCTAGACGACTTTCTTTCCCTATTGTATCTCTTATTTCATCTAATAAGCGTTTGAATTCATATGAATCAATTTCAGGTATGCGATTCATAAATAAAGTGGTTTTAAAAATTTTATTCTATAAAAGTAAAAATGTTTAACTCTAAGAACACTGTTTTCAAAATAAATAATGTTGAAAGTGATACTACTATTGAAGAAATTATTTATCTGAATCCTTGGGAAACGAAAACTGGTAGCACAGGTTCTACTGGTGCTGGATATACTGGATATACTGGGTATACTGGTGCAAAAGGTGACACTGGTGTTTCTGGATACACTGGTTACACTGGTTACACTGGTTATACAGGACCACAAGGTACCCCAGGTTCAGCATCAAATACAGGTTCTACTGGATACACTGGATTCACTGGATATACTGGATATACTGGATATACAGGACCAACAGGTTATACAGGACATACAGGTCACACTGGAAGAACGGGTTACACAGGATACACTGGATATACAGGATATACTGGTATTACAGGACACACAGGACGAACGGGATACACTGGATACACAGGACGAACTGGATACACTGGATACACCGGATACACTGGATACACTGGTCCAGCAGGTTTCGCAACAAATACTGGTGCTACTGGATATACCGGATACACTGGTCCAGCATACCAAAACACTGGAACCATAACATTAGGTGATTTTATTTCTGATAATGGTTTCAATTTTATTGAAAACACTTCTAATCTTACTGTATGGTTAGACTCAAGCGAACTTACATATTTACCAGGTGAAAACGTCACTTCGTGGGAAAGTAAAGTAAATGGCTATGTTTCTTATACTCCTTTATCATCAACAGACCCTATTTTCGTTGACAGTTTTATTGACGGAAAAGGTGTTGTCGCTTTTAGTTCTTCAGCACAACATCAAATTCAAAATTTACCTATCAATAAACAAGGTTTTTCCCTCTTTTTATTATATTATCCTGTAAATCAAGTTATTTCCTCACCTATGATATCTGCTACAGGTTCTACAGATAACTTCTATGTTATTGACAATTATTACGGTTCATATGAAAATTATTCTATTTCACAAATAGATATTGGTTCAAACCCTGTTTCGGCTTCTATATCCAGCACCCAAACAACACAAAATAACGCTTTCCAATTATTAGAATTTACTTCCTTTGATTCAACATCTAATAAAATTGCAATCTACAAAAATGGTGTTTTACTAGAAGATGCTTATTCATTAGGAACAACAACTGACTTTTTGGGAAATTACACTGCAGATTTATTTATAAACTCCTACTTTGGTGATACCAATGCTTCTGTGGATTCATACATCGCTGAACTAATTCTTATCAACAGAAAACTCACTACCATTGAACGTCAGGGTATTGAGGCAGAAATTCTTTGGAAATGGAGTTTACAATCTCTCCTGCCTATTTCAAACCCTTTTTATAACGGTTCTCAACCTATCATCATCTCTAACGACCAGGAAAATCTTACCATAAATATTCTTAGTTCATTTTATATCAAAACATTACGTCAAAGCACTAATTTACAATTAAAAACTGTAGTTTACAATGAAGTTACAGGCGAAGTAACATATTCTATTATTCCTAACTTTACAGGTTCGACAGGTTACACTGGTTACACGGGATACACTGGAAGAACAGGTTACACAGGATATTCTGGTTACACTGGATACACAGGATACACTGGCTACACAGGATATACAGGATATACGGGATATACAGGTTATACTGGATACACTGGACCTCAAGGTTATGGTTTTGAAGGCGTTCCTTTCGACCTCAATTTATCTACAGATATTAATGATACTATTGATACACAATATTTATTTGGAACCATCCCTCCACCAACTGCTTGGTCTGAAGGTCAATATGTTCTTTTAACAGACCAAACATCAGATAATTTTGCATATTATGGTCTTATTACTTATTTCCCCTTTGATGTAGAAAATTCCACCCATAATGTTTATATCACCATACTAAAAGCCATAGGAACTCCCGATGTTCCATCATCTTCTTCTTGGGTTATGACATTCTCAGCAGAAAAAGGAAACACTGGTGCGACTGGATATACGGGATACACTGGTCAAAAAGGTGATATTGGAACAATTATTAAAGCAACAGTTCAAAATCAAACTGAATTAAATAATTATGACATATCTCTTTTGAACTATGGCAATGGTTTAATACAAGACGATACAGGACATCTTCAGGTTTTTTACGGTGCTCCAGGCGGTAGTTTGCTTTTTGATAATGCTTTATCTTCCTTAGCCATAACACCGGGTATTTCTATAGGTTCAAGCGATTTTACCATTCAACTTTGGTTCAAAATTGATTCTGCAATTTCTTATCCTTCTGCTTTACTAGGAACAGATTATGTAACACCTAATAATCAGTTATGTCTTTCCTTACACACAGATTCTATTATCAATTTACAATCTATTGGAGGTCCTTCTATTCTTTGGAACACTCCCTCGGCTTTATCTTCTTCTTCATGGTATAATTTAGTTATCGTTAGAAGCACATCGCACTTTGCTTGTTACTTGAATGGAACTAAACTTACCGTCTTTGTTGAAGATTTTCCCCCTACTCCTTACACTTTTAGTGAAAGTATAAATTCTATTGGTAAATTTAATACAACCTCAAACTTTTTAGGTTCTATGACAAACCTCAGAATTACAAAAAGTGCTTTATATAATTATCTTTCCCCCACCATTATTGTTCCTATTGAACCCTATTCTTTACTTCTCAATCCTGATATTTTTCTCAAAGTTTCTTCAGCACCTACAGCCTTTGATGACTCAACTCTTCACCATACCATAACAAATAATCTTGTCTCTTACAGTTCTCTCAATCCTTTTTCAACAGGTAATGGGATTTTTTCTGATGTAGGTCAAATCGTCGGCGACCAAGGTCACACTGGAACTACTGGATATACGGGATACACTGGATACACGGGATACACTGGTCCTCAAGGTATTGCTGGTAGCGCTACTTTCACAGGTGCAACAGGAGCAACAGGATACACAGGATACTCTGGATATACGGGTTACACTGGATACACTGGATACACGGGACCACAAGGTGCGCCGGGATTAGCAACAAATACTGGTGCTACTGGATTCACTGGATATACAGGTCATACAGGACCACCAGGAACTTCATCAAACACTGGTGCTACAGGTTTTTCAGGATATACTGGATATACTGGTTATACTGGCGCTCCTGGTTCTGCTTCTAATACAGGTGCTACTGGACGAACTGGATACACTGGATATACTGGAAGCACTGGTTATTCGGGATATACAGGATATACTGGCTACACAGGATACACTGGTTATTCAGGATATACAGGTCACACAGGTTATACTGGATACACTGGTTTTACTGGATATACTGGATACACAGGACCGCAAGGTCTTGGACTCACTGGTTCTACAGGATCCACAGGAACAAGTATAACAGGAAGCACAGGATACACAGGAAGAACTGGACCAACTGGAGCATCTCTCACAGGTTCAACCGGATATACTGGATATACAGGATATACAGGCTATACAGGATATACGGGTGCATCTCTTACAGGTCCAACTGGTTATATTTCAGCAACGGGTGTAGCATGGGGAAATTATCCTTATTGGGATGAAATTAATAAGTCTTGGAAATCTAACAATTCCGACTCCATCTTTTTGGGCTATAATTCTGGATTAAATCAACTCAATAATTCTATAGCAATTGGAAATTACGCAGGTAATAATCAAGGACAATATTCTATTGCCATAGGCAGTGATTGCGGATATAATCAAGGCACAGGTTCCATAGCCATAGGTTACGGTGCATCGACAACAAATCAAGCCATGAATAGTATCTTCATTAATGCTAATTATCCAGAAGTTTCTATTACAGGCGCTCATCCTGGCTTCTACGTTTCACCTATAAGAAATGATAACTCGCAGTTTTTGTATGGTTTGATTTATAATACATTCACTAAAGAAATTACATATAATAATGTTTTTAATGCAAGAGGTGAAGTTGATATTTATTACGATGGCACGACGATTTCTTCTATTGTTGTAAATAATGTTATTTCTGCTGTAAGAACTCAAACTTCAGGTCATAATTTAAATCAAATCACTATATCATCTCTATCAAATTCTTTTGTTTTTCCCAGTGCAGTCGTGTCTTGGGGTCTAAACTTCAATGCTTCTCCCTCTTCTTGGAGAATGTGCGAGTTATTTAATAACACCAGTGTGACCCTCGATTATACACCTGCTAACTATTCTATAGTCATAAGAAGCACTTCCCTACTAACAAACTTGGGAGTCATAGGCACAAAATCAGGTTCAGTAGAAAACCCAACTCTACTAGCAAAACTTTTCTTAAGTTTCTAAGTTTAAATTAAAAAAATATCTTGATATACTACAAAATATGACATCAAGAACAACATATTATAAAACAGTAAGTCAGGTTTTCAAATTTGACGATGAGATTGAAAGCCATAAAAATCAACCTTCCATTCAACTTGTTAAGCCATCTTTTGTAGACAAAAAGAAAGAAGAAGAAGAGGGAGAAAAAAAAGAGGAAAAGAAAGATGAAACCTTCTATGTTCCTCGAGAAACTTTCTACATCGACAAAATTAAAGATTTTGATACTTACAACTCCATATATCAAACCCCACCTCCATTGAAAGGGAATAACCCCAATGTGTTCGGACCACCGCTTTGGTTTTCTTTACATAATGCTTCTGTATACTATCCCGCCAATGCTTCTCCTCTACATGCTGAAAGAATGAAGAACATTATTCTTGGTATTCCTGTCCTCTTACCTTGTGAAACCTGTAAGGAACACGCTACAAACTACATTGAAGAAAACAAACATCTTCTTTCTGACATCTGCAAGACACAAGAAAGACTTTTTGAGTTTTTTGTTGATTTCCATAATTATGTCAATGAAAGATTAGGTAAACCTATTGTATCCTACAATGAGGCTAAAAGACTTTACACGTAAAAAAATATTTTTTTCATACTACAAAAATATGAAAAAAGAAGAAAAAAACTACTATTACCCTGACCTCCCATGGTCTATTATCAAATCCTATAATTTAACCTTTGATAAAACAAGAACCACGAAGTCCGCCAAACTCATGAAAGAATATTGCAAGTCTTACGAAGACATGATAGAAGACCATGAAATTCTTCCGGAGACGTCCTTCTCGTTTGTTTATTTCTATTCCATGATGAAGTATCGTTCACACTTCAATTATGCCTTATTTCCGACGTATACGGCAAATCAATGATTTGGATACAATATAATTATTTAAAAAAATAAAAATTCTTTCTTTTATATAAAATCAAATGCAATCAGTAGGAAGCAGGGCTCAGGTATGGCATGGAACTGCCGAAAAAACTTCTGGAGGTCTCAAAAAGAAGGACCTCTGCAAGAACAAAAGAGGTGCTATTGTTTCAAAGAAGAAGCAATCTCTTGGTAAAAAGTTATACAGCAAAAAATCAGTGTTATGTGCTTTCAAGAAGCAACAAAAACTTATGAAGTCAGACCCTATTGGATTCCGTGCAGGAAAGGTCAAGAAGGCGGTTAAAACTAAGGCTCATGCACAATACAAAAAGTGTATGTCTAAGTCCAAGTCCAAGTCCAAGTCTAAGTCTAAGTCCAAGTCCAAGTCCAAGTCCAAGTCTAAGTCTAAGTCAAAGTCTCCTATGTTTAAGAAGAAGACTGCTGGTAAAAAGAAAAAGAGATGCCCTCCTGGATCTCGCAGAAGTAAGTCTGGAAAAAGATGTATTAAATATTAATTTTTGTTTTTCTTTTAAAAATTCAGTTTTTCCTCAAAAATCATAGCAATAGGCTTGAAAATATCCGTATTCCTTATGACTCCATGGGATTCATAAGTTGTTTTATTAAATTTATCTCTCAACTGCTGTATCGTCAAATACCCCCCGTAAACAGTCAGTAATCTCCAATGCGGTGCAGGATTAATCACTATCGATTTCACATTATACATATCCTGATACAGTTTATTAAGAAGCGTATCGGAGTTATCGTAAAGTTTATTATGCTTATTCTCCTTAATAAACGCCTTACAACAATTAAAAGAACAGAATACGCCATCTGTTGAATAATAATCATTGTTGTTGATGTTGATAGAGCAAGTTGTGTTTGGCATATCTATCTGTGAGAAAACAAACTTGCTTTTGTTAGACTGAATCATCCCTGAACGTTGTCTTGTAATATTTTCCTTGATAGTGTAGTAATCTTTACCCACTTCGGAATAGTAGTTCTTGACCGCTTTTTTCGAAATGTATTGTATTGGACACCCTATAGGCGTCGTCTCAAAAGCATTATGATCCCAATAACAACGATACTTCAGACTTTTGACCTCTTCTCCTGATTTATAATCAATCATTGAGATGTGACACTGATACAAGCGCTTGGTTTCATCCAAAAAAGAAATCACATCGTTGTGCTCCTCTGCAAGTTCAGTCAACTTGGTAGAATTCTCTGGAGGCTTCTCATCAACACTTGATATATTTGATACGATAGTAATCCCATACTTTTGCTCTATCTTCTCTGTGTTGATGTTCCGTAAAGTGAAGATATACTTCTTACTCTTACGCTTCTTCTTTGTCGTTGTATTTATCATTTCTTTTTTTTTGAAGTGATAAAATAAAATATTTTTTTATGAAATAACGCATTTTGATTGACCATCAATATCAATATCAGATTCAGATTCAGAATCAGAATCATCTTGTATTTGGTTTCGTCTATCTGTCACCTTACTCGTATCTACTGCATATTTTTTCTTCTGTTCTTCGATAAATTGGTCTATAATAATTGTTGATATCTTTTCTTTTTTCATCTCAGTTTTAATTTCATCAATTTTATTAGTTTTGTTATCTTTTGTTGTCTCATTTATAGCCTTTTTGTATAAGTCAGTATATTTCAAATCCTGTTCTTGTGTTAATGGCTTTGTTCTTGGTTTTGAATCTGGTGGTGATTTTGATGCGGCTTTCTTCAGTTTTGCTTTTTGTATATTTTGAAGCAAACTTGCTGGTGCTGTTGCTGTTGTTGATGGTGCTGGTGCTGTTGCTGTTGTTGGTGCTGGTGCTGGTGCTGGTGCTGCTGTTGCTGGTGCTGGTGCTGTTGCTGTTGTTGATGGTGCTGGTGCTGTTGCTCCTGTTGCTGATGGTGATGCAGTTGCTCCTGTTGATGGTGCTGTTGATGCTGTTGCTCCTGGTGTTACTGCTGGGGCTGCTGCTTTTGTTCCACCAAACCCAGGAAAATTTTTAATACCGCTTAGAAACCCCGCTGGTGCTGCTGGTGCTGTTGCTGTCGCTGTTGCTGTCGCTGTTGGTGTTGGTGCTGGTGCTGTTGCTGTTGGTGCTGTTGCTGTTGGTGCTGGATTAATATCTGAAACAAAATTACCAGTATCTAAATCATCATACATTACATATGAATTTTTTATTGTATCACTTAATACATATTGGCTATTAATGTCATATAAATCTGTTATGATACCATTAGTACTATTGATAAATTCAATATCACTAACACGTGAAGGATTAGGTTTAGTTGATGGAGTATAACCTGTTGGAGATATTATATAAACTTTTGAACCATTGTATTCTCTCTCAAAAACATTAGTAGTCGAGGTTGATTTCCACAAATTTGTTGATGCTTTTGTTGGAGGAGGACTTACAACTATGATTACATATGGATCAAAAGAAATATCTATATTAACAGTTGACGCCACTGGAGGGGGTGGTGGAATAGTTGTGGGTGGTTCGTATGAAATATTTCCATTATTAAAGTAATAATACTTTTTTGATGACTTCTTATAATCAATATCATAATCCAAATAAGGCAAATCAATTTCTCGAAGACTTTTAATATCACCACTACCATTTGATTGAAACTCTATGGGGTCAAAACCAACAGGGGTAAAGTTTTTTGGAGCGAATAATGTTTTACCCAATTTTGTTTTATAAACATCATAATCGCTGTTGGACGTGTCAGCCGATGATATAAGCCATTCATCTTCTTCGACAACAATAGAATAATTATTAAAAGGAATTTCTATATTAACTGGTGGCTCCCATGAAGTGTGGGTATCCTTATAATAATAAAATTGGTCTGTTCCGTCATATCCTATGCTGTAATTTTTAAAAATTTCATCAACAGATTTTAATTCAAGTGTCGAAATATTCTTAAACTGTAGTGTAGTAGAATCCCCTACCTCACCTCCGTATGGTTCATAACCAGGAGGCATTATTATAGACGTTCCCTTACTTGATTCCCATTTATTACTACTACCTGTGACGACCCATGTAATATCAGTTTTTGGATAAACTACAATAACATAAGGATTAAAAGAAATTATAACATTACTTACAGTTGAAGTTGCAGAAGGAACTGTGGTTGAAGACGACGAAGTTGAAGACGACGAAGTTGCTGAAACTGGTGGTGCGGAAGAAACCGTAGTAGGAGTGCTAAAAAAAATTATCTCATCAGCATCTTCTTCCTCTTCCATTTCTGGTTCATCCTCTTCTATTTCTCTTTCTTCCTCCTCCATCTCCCTCAAAAGTTTCTGTATCAATTCATCTCTTAAATAATCATCTTCTCCTCTTCCTCGTTCCTCGTCCTCCTGTGCCTCTTTCTCCCTTAACAGTTTTTGTATCAATTCTTTTCGTAATTGATTATCTTTCTTTTTCTCTCGTCGCCGTGACCGTTGTAAAAACCTTTCCATATATTTTATTATATGAAAAGAAGAATTATTAGTTTTGAAAAGAAATACTTGTTTCATAAGTTTCAAGTGCAGCAACTACAGTTCCTTGATTTTGATAAGAATGTTTATCTTTTTTTGCAGTGTGAAACAAAACAATTGATAATGGGAAATCAGCACAGGAATAAGATGATGTCGCATTAGTTACCGCTACTTTTGTAATAGTTTTCCTCAAAGGCGTATCATTGGATGGGATGTAAGAATGAACTTTACAATTTAAATTTTCATTTAATGTCCTTGTTTGTAGATTTATCCACTGTAAATTCTCTAAAGGTTGTTCAGAAGATACAAGATGTAAGTCTTTATCTGTAAAAACGATAACATATCGATGCTCTTTAGAAAGAAGACCGTAGATTTTACAAGCCCACATTGAATAATTCTCCTGGTCTTTGATTTTTGTCATCACAGGGTTCTTAAAATACTTTACAAAATGAGGATAGATTTCGTAGGGATTGTATCCACCATCAATTAATTCTCCGTAATCCATTTTTTTATAAAAATCTACTGCTCTTTTAAATTTGGAACTGGCTCTGCAACCAACGCCGGTGGTCTGGCTGTTATCTCTAATGTTGAGTGATTTAAGTAGGCTAGTGAATCTTCTTCTTTGTTTTCTGATGGGACAGGGTTTTGTCGTCCTCCTCCTCCTTTTTTAAAGAAAGGTAAATGCTCTTCATTTTCAACTATAGAAGCATTTTGTTGTGATGCTTGTTGCTGTTGTTCTACGATGGGAACAATATCAAGATCAAGTTTTTTAAGTAAAACATTCAACTCCTGTCCTTGTTTTTTATTTTCTAAGTAAGCAAAAGAAGCAAATTGTAACGTTGCTAAACTTAATGTAGAAATAGTTCCTGCAAAGAAACTCAACGTTTCGTCTTTATAATATCCTGAAGAAAAACTAATGATACCACCAACAGCCACCAAAACTTTAGAGACTGTTTCGAAAATCTGTGCTGTTTTCTTCCAGCATTTCTTCCCTCTAATTTTTGACTCAATATCATGAATGTAATAAGGCTCAATAAGTTCCTGAACGATTTGTAGTTTTATAGCATCTCTTATTTTAAAATCCGTAGTCATTTTTGATAGATAATTAAAGATTTAAATCTCTAACCATAACTGTTTTCCGTCTAGCATTTTCAGCGCTACGTTTAGCCCTTTTAAAAATATTTACAATGTATTCTTCTGTATGTTTTTGTAGAAGGTATTTGACATCTTCAGAAAACTTCATATCGCTTCCATAATCTTGGACGATTTCCTGAACGACTCTGAAAAAACATGTTTTTTGTAATGCTACAGGATAACCGCTTCCGTCATCACCTCTACAGTCGCCATCCTCTCCCCTACAGTCTCCATCCTCATTAACACCAGTATTCACAATCTTGTAAAAATCTTTAGAAGAAAATGGTTTTTTGTTATTTGTAGTCTGCATATAATGAATTGCTTTCTTCAAAAATCTTTCCAAAAAAGCCTTAATTTTACCTCTTATTTCTTCATACATCACATCAAGACCACTTGTATTTTTTCCACTACTTAACTTTTCTATTCCTGCACGATATGCTAGTTCTCTAATATTAGCAGTTTTGATTCCTACGATACTATCTCTTAAAGGATGCTTTCTGACGCTTCTTGGCATTGCTTTTATTACTATCAAAAGAAAAAAAAATTAAAGTTTTATGACTTCATCGAAATCTCCTTCTGAAGATACTTGATGTAAAATTGAAATGACTGGAATATTTTTGAAATGCTTCTTGATTGCTGTGAAGACAACATCAGCAATATCTTCATCCAAAGATGATAACGTCTCGTCCAACAACAAAAGAGGCGTATTAAAGATTTTTGCCAATGCTAAAGTAAATGCCAAGTTAACTCGAGCGTATTCACCTCCAGATAAAGCCTCCAATGTCGTCTCCAAATGCTTATACTTAATATCCAAATTAATCTGAGGTTTGTCATTCTTCTTTTTGTCTTCTTTGAAACACGACAAGTTCGCAAAAATGGGATCTTCAAAGAACTCTTGAAGAAAGATATTAGCGGTGGCATTAATATCCTTCACAGTATTGGAAAGAGCAATGTGTTCGCTTTCAAGAAGGTCTTGTTTTACCATTTTCGCCTTCGTGTGTTTATTACTTTCCTCACGTTCTTGTTTCTCCAACTCAGAAATCAATTGTTTTTGATTATTGTAAACATCCAAGGACTTTTTGTAGTCCAAATATTTATCAATCTCTTTCAGACATAGAGTATGTTCAAGTAGTTCCTTCTCACTCGTTTCCTTATATTCTTTCAAAGTTTGAAGTTCCTTTACCAACTCTTCCTCCTCGGACATCACAGGATATTTTTCCATATAATTTGTTTTGTAACTCTCAACTTGGGATATGAGATGCTTCTTGAGTTTTTCTTGTGTGTTGATGTTACTTGTTAAAGACTCCAACTTGTTTTTTTTTGCATTCTCCTTTTCAATAAAGTCCCTTAAATCTTCTTCGTTCTCGTTGTTCTCGTCGTCTTCTTCATTATTAAAAGCAGGATACTTCTTCTGCAGGTGATTGATTTTCTCGCATAGAGACGCAAAATCTCGAGAGTATGAGTTGTAGGATGATGATAAAATACCTTTCTCTAATCTTTGCTGATGGTCTTTCAACTTATTCTCGAGATTTATCTGTGATTTGTAATACGCTTGTATCTCTGCAAGGTCAGATGATAATTCTGTTTCATCTAATTCTTCCTCATATTGACCCTTGATAGTGGCAATCTCGTCTTCAATTTTCTTATTTCTTTTCACCGAGTCTTGATAAGAAAATATATCCAGTTCTAAAACTTTTATCTTTTTCTGAAGTTGTTCTTTGCGACGCTTCAGAGCCACTTCATCTTCATCATCCTCATCTTTTTTCTCTGTAGAACTCAAAACAAGGTTACCATTCTCAAGAAGTAAGTTTTTGTCACAGGAAGGACAGACCAAAATCTTAAGACTTTGAATTTGTTGGTTCGTCTTCTCCAAAGCCTCACTTGCATCGTTCTTGTCTTTTTCCAAAACTTCGATATCTTTCAAGACATTCAATCCTTTCTTCAAACTTTTGATGCGATTGATGTCCTTCAAAGCATCTTCGTTGTTTTCAATAATAGATAAAGCATCTTCTTTGGAATATTCCTTCCACAAAGAATTTTTCAGAGCATCAATGCTTTTCTGTATATCATTGACTTCATTTTGCTTCATATTCTTCAAACGCAGTTCATCTTCTTCTTTTTGATGAATCAACCTCAACAATGTCGTATTAGCCTTCAAAACTTCAAGTTTCTTTTGTTTGGATTGTAATTCTGGTTCTCCAATGAAATCATGTTTGGATGCTTCAAAAGAAAGTTCATCAATCTGTTTGCAAATTTGAGATAAATTTTCATCTTTACCATTCAGATAGGTTTGAGCCACACGAAGATCTTGGAGTTCTGCCTCAATAGCCGTGATCTTCTTGACGGCTTTCTTCAAACGACTCTCTGCATTCTTCAAGGCAGTATTCTCATTTTTGATAGCCAATTCTTTATTTTTGACTTTGGGGATAGGAAAGGCAACGGGTGTAGGTTCAGGTGGAAGCATCTTCCCAGCAATCTCCAATTTACCTATAGTTTTATCCAAATCTTGCCGGGTGCTTTTGATTATGCTTTCCAGTTTTTCTTTCTTTTCACTCAAATTTTCATTCTCAAACTTTACAGACTCCAAGAAATCTCTCTTGACGTTAGGTTTCTTGGAGATAAAAGATTCAGAGGCATTCTGTGAAATATATCCCGTGACATCAAAGTTTTTTCCAAAGAAGTTATTTATGATTTGCTGTCCTATGTCATCTTCGTAGACATCATTAACAACAAGACGACTAGGGTTTCTTGTTCGCACAATCTTTAAATCCTTGAAAACAAACTCCACCCTGCATTTCGTCTCTCCGTAGTAAATGATATTTCTTCCTCCTTTATTGTAAAGCGCAAAGTCAATACCCATAAGAATAGAACTTTTGCCTCTTCCTGACGGTCCTGAGATAAGAACAGAACCGACGTCAATAAACTCAAAAGTAGTAGATTCTTTATAACAACGGAAGTTTGTCAAAGTAATTTTCATTTCTTTTTTGTTTTGTAGAAATGAAAATTTTTTTTAAAGAAGGATACAACAATAATAACAGCAAGGTGTTGAAGGTTGAAGTTTTTTCCGCAGGTCGGAGTTTACCTGCACGAGATTTTTGAACTCATTTCTCAAAGCAATAAGTTCATCTTTTTGATTGATTTCTTTGATTTCATCAGAAATACTAATACCACCATTTTTCTTAGTATTATAACAAAGTTCTTCAAGATATTTATTTCTTTCTTTCAAGGCTTTGTATTCTTCCTGGTCACACATTATTTTTGTATCACCCATTATCTGTATTTAAATGAGACCATAGAAGGTCTTCATCATCAATGTAGGGTGATGTGATGAGAAGTTCATCGAAAGTTGTGCTGAGCCATTCTAGATATTGTTGTGGTGAGATACGGTCTGATTTATATAAAAGCAATTGTCGATGGATGTTTTTTTCTAGAGTAGTGTATCTTAAGGCAGCAAGATTATGGGACGTGCTAAGTTCTTCAATTTTGTTATATTTGACATACGAAAAGATGACACCAGAAAGAAAAGTAAGTAGTGTTGTTGTTATAGTAAGAATAAATGATTCCTCAGGAAAAATCAATAGACCTATTCCTGACACAGTTGTTGCTAGAGGGCTTATGAAGACAGCCATACCTACACATCGATTATATAATGTTCGGTAGTATATCGCTTTTTCACCATGAATTTTCTTATATTGTTTGGATTGGTCTTCAATATCTTTGACGACTTCTTCTATTCTTTGATTCCAAAGGTGAGGTCGTGGGGACTTATGATTCATTATCTTTATAATAAATCAACATTTTCTTTTCAAACAGAAACACAGTTTAAAAAAAGAAAATCTCTAGATATTTATATATTTACATCACTTAAAAGAGATATATATAATGTTTAAATAAAAATGATTGATGTTGATATTTTGGAGATTGATTTAAAGATAATAAAGAATTTCGAGGAGCATCGCATGAATATAAGTGCATATGAAGATAAAAAGAAGGATTTAGAGCAATGTTTATTGTTAGAATCGATAACACAAAGAACGAGGAATAGTTTATTAGAAAGTCTAAAGAATTTAGAAGATTTTTTAGAGGATTTGCGGACGAACCGAACACTGAATTTTTATACTATAGAGAGTGCTGAAATTTTAGAGAAGTACAGAAACATTTTGAATGAACCTTTGAAAGTAAACTTCATGGGGAAAGCAGTAAAAAGTAATAAGGAGAAGAAGAAGTTAATTCTTGAGTATTTGGATATTGCATCTCGATACTTTGATATAAAGTTAGATACTTGTAGTAGCAGTCCTGAGAATCCCCACCATCATCACCATCATAAGAAGGAAAAGATTGCGTGTAACAATTGTAGTAATACCAAGGATTTTGAAGTTGAAGAGGGAGATATTTACATTTGTTTGAACTGCTCCTCACAACAATTTGTGATGCGAAACACAACGTCCTACAAGGACATTAATCGTATTAACATCTCATCAAAATACATGTATGACAGGAAAATTCATTTCAGGGATTGTATCAATCAATACCAAGGGAAGCAAAACAGTAATATATCGCAAAAAGTTTATGATGACCTCATTCAACAGTTTGAATCCCATCATTTAATTGAACCGGAAAGTAAGCATAAAAACTCCAAAGAACGGTTCAAGAACATCACCAAAGAGCATGTTAGTATGTTTTTGAAGGAATTATCATATACAAAACATTACGAAAATGTTAACTTGATTCATTACAATTTAACAGGTATTAAACCTGATGATATTGGATATCTTGAAGATAAATTACTAGATGACTTTGATGTTATCACTGAGGCATATGATCGACTTTTCAAGCACTTAGATCGCAAGAATTTTATCAATACACAGTATATTTTGTATCAATTACTCTTGCGTCATAAGCATTCCTGCAAGAAAGAAGACTTTTCAATGCTAAAAACCATTGACCGCAAGAACTTTCACGATGAAATATGTAAAGTTTTATTTGAAGAAATCAAGTTTTCCTTTCTACCTTTGTATTAAATTTAAATTAAATTATAATTCTTGTTTTCTCTTCTCACCTACTACACCACCACCTCTCTCCAAGAAGACATTCCGACGCTCTGGAACCCTAGCATACTGGTCATATGGCTTCTTGGGATAGGGAATACAGCATCTCTCAAGGCACTTGTCACATAACTGGAGAGATTTAATTAGTTGAGTTGCTTCCTCATTGGTGATGGGAGGAGTCTCACTAACAACCTTAAGTCTGCGAGTCTGAGAGGGGGCGTAATGACAGTAACAGAGAACACAGTACTCAGACTCCTTAACCATGTCCTCACTCTCGCAGTTTTCGCATCTCTCTCCCTTGAGACGATGGGGGAACTCACATACCGAGCACTTGGTGGGAGGATGGAGTCTACATTCGTCACAAACGTCACCTTTCTTGACTCTAGACCTCGCAGTAAGGGTGAAAGGCTTGTAGCATCCACAGGAGTCACAAAGACTCATTGTTTTCTTCCTCGCCTCCTCCATTTTATTGTGAAAGGTGAGTGAGAGGATGACCCCTATTTTTCTGAACGAATGCTTTTTTTTTTAAGGCGCTGAACTTATTCCAGATGAGTTTCAAAAATATGATTAATAGGTCTCTAACCAACACGAGAAACATAGATAGACCAGTTTTTAAAACTTCCTTCTATAAAATTTATCCTTCCCACAGAAGACCAAATAGTATTTAAATTATAACTAGGTGGGGTCTCTGAATTCGGTGAGTAAGACTGAGATTCAGTACTGTTATTCAGCCAGTACCCTGAAGCAGTTGTTGAACTTGCCGTGTCACCTGCTTCTATGAGAACTTTCTTACAACTTCTACGATTGTATATTGTAATCTTACCAACGGGGTCATAACCATTCGTTCCGTCAAAAAAGTCAACATAGAATCCATAATTATTAAGAGAAGATTTATACCTTGTGGACGCCTCTCCATCTGGATTTACATCATAACTATTCAAATAGATAGTATAAAAATTAGTACTACTATAGTTACCAAAATTAGGTGTTAAAAACAAATCATTGTTACTTATAGAACTCCCAGAGCAGTTAAATTTTACTTCATACACTGCATCTTCAAGCATCAATGTAGAAATATCAAAATTTCTTAAAGCATCCTCTCCACTATATTGATAATAATGTATGGTATTAAAATCAGAAAGTAATAATTGATTTCCTTGTGTTGGATTACCTCTGTTAATTACAGTTATACCAGAAGTATTTTTTAAATTATAAGTCACTTCATTTCTCACCTCATCACTGTTTGTATTGTGAACTGTGAAAGACATTCTTTAGTTATTAACAAAAACTTTTTTTACTTTTTAAAAAAGTAGTAAAAAAAGTCAATTAAAAAATCTTAAAACCCTTTCATGATGTAAGATAGAACATAGTAAGGAGGCATGTTGTTATGGGGAAGTCCACCTCCCGTGTTATTAATACTCAAATTTGTTGCATTGCTTAAATCCAACTCACCAGAACCGGAATCAGATTCTGTTAATGTATTAGATCCCGTTCGCTGAACAAGACCAACAGAGGGAGCATTAGTATTTGATGTATGTGAATGGGATGGTATTTCATCCACACTTAAAGTATGCTTTTGGGCTCCTCCAGTATCACCCACAGTTGTATTTACAAAATCAAGGGGACCTTGTCCGTAGGATAAAACAAACCTTCCACTCAAGTTTGGTGCTGTTACAGAGACACCATTGATTGTTGCCGTGCGACCATCACAAAGAAGCCATCCAGAAGGAATACTAGCCACAGTTCCTGAATACATCGTTACTGAAAATTTAGGCAAAAAAGTATATCCATATTGTGTAATATTTCCGTTGACTCTAAGGTCATCATCAATCAACGTCGAACCATTGACTGTCAATGTTCCATTTATTTGAGCATTATCTTCAATTTTTGCATTGTCCTCAACAAGTAAGTCCCGTGTTTTTACACCATCAGAAACAATAGTTGAGACTTCCAGTCTCGGTTTCCTTACACCAAAGAAATTTTCATTACCTCGCATTTTTTTATTAAACACAATAAAAAAAACAAAACTATATTTCTTCTCTATTCCTTATACACAATAAATAGATTATTATCTACAGAATTTTGGGGATTTTCAATTTTGACATATTGATATCTTTTTCCCTCAAGAGAAGCATAATCAATGACGGTGTAGTCGTATTGACTATTTATAATATCTTCTATGATGTAAATTCCCGTTTCATTCAATATTGGAAGTAAGTGTTTCATCAATTTACAATTTTCGTAAAAGACGTGTAAACCATCATCTATGATGATATCAAATTTTATGTCTTTCAAAGTCGTATTCAAAGCATGTTGTATAGAATTTACATTTGTCATATCCATAAAAAAAGGAACAGTATTTGGTGTTTGACGTAAAAATTGAAACGTTTCAGTATCAATATCACAACAGTAAATTGTTGCATTAGGAAAATATTCTCGCCAACCTCGGATGCTTGAACCAGGAATGTACCCTCTCCCACACTCCATATTACTTGGAACAGACGGATTGATTGATCCAATTCCTATTTCAAGAATATTTAACGGCAAATGTCTTTTGCTTTCAAAGAGTCGTGAATAAAGTCTTGTGTAGTTATGATGACCTGAACCTTTATCAGAGCCATGACGATTCATAATTTCACATAAGGGTGTCAAACCACTTGAGATAATTGAAGATATGTTGGAAGAAGATAAAGATAGCATTTTATTTATTTTTTATTGTTATAGACTATCTTTTAAAACTTACTAACGGGGTGTGGTGTAAGATTGTGTGGAGTAAGAAGGTTGAGAGGAATACGATTGAGGTTGAGAGGAATAAGATTGAGAGGAGTAAGATTGTGCGGGGTATGGTTGAGCAGAACTTTCTGAGTTACTCTTCAACCACCATACAAAAGCCACAAATAAAATAAATACTATTATTCCTACTACGATCCATATAATAGTACTACTATCAATAGTGCTCTCTTCTTCAGCAGGTGGTGATGTTGCAGTATCTTCTTTGGGTGGTGTGGAAGTATCTTTAGGTGGAGTAGAAGCAGGAGGTGTAGAAGCAGGAGGTGGAGTAGAAGCAGGAGGTGTAGAAGCAGGAGGTGGTGTGGGTGCAGGAGGTGTAGAATCAGGAGGTGTAGAATCAGGAGGTGGTGTGGGTGCAGGTGGCGGTGTGGGTGTGGGTGGTGTTTTCAATGCTTCATTAATTTGATTATTAATAGTTAAATTGCATTCTTGTTTAATATTATTGAAATTAATACTATCAGCCTTCAAATTACTATAATCCATTGAACAACATACAATATTATTTGAAATTGTGATATCTTTTTTACTACCTGCATTTGAAGGTTTACTTTTTATATAACCTGCGTTTTCCAATTCTTGAGCCACTAAATTGTTAGTTCGTCGACACAATCCTGCTACACCATTTTCACATTGCGCATAAGTTGTATAATTCCAAGGTGCTTTAGAACATCCAGAATAATAATCACAATAAGATCCAGGTTCAGATAATGGCACAGCATCCCAACCTGGACCGTAATCTTGTACACAATATTCAGCCCAGTTTTTGTGGTCTATTGGCGTTGTGCTGAACATACCTCCTTGAACCCTTGATTTTCGACAAAGTTTAAAAGGTACTTTCTCTTGTTTCAATCGCTTCTCCATGTCACCCCATGATTGAAAAGCATTAATTTTTTTTTCCCAATCACTTGTATTTCTTGCCACCTCATCAACATATGCATTATCAATTGTATTTTGTTTTACTGTAAGCATAGACTTTTCAATACTTTTTAAACCTGTTTTACAATCACAAGCCGTTTTTAGGCCAGCATTCGCATTAACTTTTGCTACATCATTACAAGGGTCATTAGGGTCATTCATAGCAATACCAAGAACCACATCAGGAGGTTGACCTAAATAAATTTTCACATCATTAGGAAGAACATAGTAATAAGCATTTGTTTTTGTGATGGTATCACTATCATAAACAATCTTACTATCGTTAAACAATCTAAAACTTGTACCATTAATTCTATCTTGACAACAATCCATACGATTCTGTATAATAACTTGCTTAATAGTATATCTTTTTTTGAAATCAACAGTGATATGCTCCTTATCACCATTATTGGTATGGATAAACGTATCTTTACTGTCAATTAAAATATCCTTCAGCAGACCATAAACTCCTGTTGGAAAGACTGAAGTAGACGTAAAGTCACAAGCCTTGGTTATATCAATTCCCTCATCTGTAATAATTTTAATATTGGAAATATGTAAGTAATTTTTTGTTATTCCTAGAAATCCAAATTTCAGACTTGTGGCTTCTATTCCTGATTTTGGGGCGGAAGTTTTAGCCGCAGCAATTTCTCTATCAAAGGCTAATTGAGCATTTACTCTATCTTGTTCTTGTTTTAATACCGCATCAATCGATGCTTGAAAACTTGCGAAAGGATTCCATGACATTGTTTTTTTTTTTATATTATAAAAGAAATAAACTTATTTTTTACAATTTTATCATGACATATGCTTCATTTCCATCTTTCACAAACAAAGATAGTAAAACTTTTTTTAGAGGCAAACAACATTTACTAAGCACTATTGTTTTCTTTATTGTTTTTATCTCACAAAAATTGTCTGTATTTATTGACATTCGTGTCATTAGTATCGTTCTATCCTGGCTCATATCAGGTTTATATCACACGTTTGATTCTAGACATAGTTGGTGGGGGTCAAAAATACTTGAAATTGTTGATTATATGGTTATTGGATTAAATATCACATCACCCTATCTACAAAGTAAGGTAGTTCAAAACGAAGTGATGGGATGTATGTGTTTGGACTTATGTTTCAAACTTTATGAGATTAAACGCAATGCAGAACTTCATCACATAGTAAAACAAATACCTCATTTCCTTGAAGTTTGTATTAATTTCAAAGAGTTGATGAAACAGAAACAAACTGATTTTGTCTTTCTTTTGTCTCGAAACATCTTTCAAATGGTTGGTGTGATGTTTTGGTATGTAAGTGAAAAAACTAATGAATGGTGGAGCGGACATGAAACAAGTCATCTCATTCTGTGTATTACAGATTACATTCTACTTTTTAAGATACTCTACAAGTGACTTTTTTGTTTGAGAGGTGAAAAGTCATTCCAAAAAGTCAAAGCCAAGAGGAGGTAAGAAGAAGAGGTTTAGTTTGTTGCTCTTCAAGTCATCGTTCGCTTGACGAGGCTCACTCTTCATGTTTCTAACCCTCTCCTTCTGCCTTCTTTTCCTTTTCCTCCTCCCTCCCTCACTTCAGAGATGATGATGAATAATAGACACATATTTGAGGTGACTACAATGATAACGTTCTCCCTTGTAGAGTTTATCTATGGCTATGTCAATCTAGGAAGAGCCGTCTGTGTTGTTGAGAATGAGTCTATGAATCTTGTGAATGTCCCTCTATGGTTTATCATCAAGGCCATGGTTGAAATGCACCTTGCATGGTTTATGATTCTCGTTATGCACATGTGTAGTAATACAAGATGTAAACTCCGTTGGACTATTTACATGTGGATCGTCTCGTTCTTGCATACGGTATGGACGATTGTTGGATTATACCTTCTATTGGCTGAGTGTTTCTTGAATCGAAATATAGGAGATGGACTCTTCGTCGCCTTCAGTGTTGCTATGGGTTTAATCTTTGCAAATCTGAACTTCAGAATCATCTTTAGTATTGGCAATGAAGATGATACTCAGCATGAGTATGGACGTTGGAATATTGATGACGACGACCAAGTATAATTTATGGACGTAGGTTGAAATGTTATAAATAAAATGAACGACAGTATTGAAAACTCTTTGGGGGACGACGAGCAAGACATTTCTTCTTCTTCTATCCTACATAACGTAGTCTTAATCAATAGTAATACGGTCAAAGCCAATATCCTTCTTGGTATACAGAGGAGTGCTACAGTGCCTCCGCCCCTCCCTCCTGAGATTATCAAGTTCAAGTTGCGTTGTATCCTAGACGACCTCAAAGCCTCCTTACTCCATCGCAAGTATTGGAGGCTTCTCTTCAAGACAGTCCTCATCCAACTCATCAAGAATCACTCAGAGAGGCTGAGGAGTCAACTGTGGCAGAATTTGACATGGGGCTATGATACGGGAGGAATTTATTTACATTCTTAAGTTACATCTGATTCACTAGCCCTCTGTCCGTAACCGTTTTGGGGTATGATGGTACACTACCTTAACTCATCATCGCCAGATTCTATTTACTAGTACATAACCCCCCCCCCTCCGGCCTTCGGTGTCCTTCTCAATAGTATCCTTCTCAATAATTTGGGAACTCTCATGTCGGTCATCGATACAAGAGGAGCAGTCACAGTCGTCACTTGCCATATTTTAAGTTTTTTTTTGTGAGACAGATATGGTGACGTATTTCAAAGTGCGAACGCGTAACATACACGTAAGTGATAGATAAAGTTAATGTAACGCGTAAATTACGCCACACACAATTAGAAAAGTGTATCAATATTGTTTCACTTCTTTTATCCCATGGATTCTCAGATGACTGACCAACTACCCCGGGAACGCTCCGAATCCGGCGGAGGTGCTGTCAAACCTTCCGGTGAAGACAAGAAGCGATTCTTCATAGCGGTCCAATGCAAAACAGAGGAGCCCGGAGAAAAGAATCTTAAGATAATTTATGCTGTGCCAAGGACTCGTCTCAGAAGAATCCTTACAACAATTCCTCCTGAACTAGGACAGCCTCTATACGACGACTATAGTGTGTGGGTACAAGTTCCACTTGGTGCCGACGAGAAACGGATGATCTACGACTGTGAAGGTGACTTTACTGTCTGGTTACAATTGGATTCAAAAGCGAGACTTGAGGACTACTGGAGTTTATTGAATACGAGTATAACGACACATGAGGATGCTATGGTCGCTGTTAGCAATGGAACGATAACCACTTTATATGTAGGACCACCTCCGTCCGTACCAGTCCCTACTCCTGCCCCTACCCAAGAAGAGGAGGAAGAGACCGAGGAGATCCAAGAACAGCCGACAAGCCCTGAACCCTCTTCTGGTAGTAGTGGTTGTAATCGCAAAAGAAGAGTACCTCCTGTAGATTACTCAGGTATGCATAGTAAGAGGTTCAAGTCTCTTACATCCATGAAGTAGTGTAATGACCCGATAACAATTTATAAGATAATAAACATAGAATAAAAAACATGTCCTATAGAAGACTTACTGATTTTGGAGAGAATACTGCTAAGGTGGGTATCTCAAATACCGAGAAGAAACATTCTCATGTAGAGGTCTATGAAGTGTTTACCAAGGAGGATAAGGATGCTCTCATCAGAGACAATACTCTTGCAATATTCGACATTTACGCTACATGGTGTCATCCTTGTAATATCGCCGCCCCCCTCTATGCTGATATGTCAGAGAAATACGGAGAATTGGTATCCTTCGCAAAAGAACAAGTTGAACTCCGTCTATCAGAGTCGGTACAGGTTATCCCAACCTTTCAAGTGTATCATGAAGGTAAATTGGTAAAAGTAATTACGGGTCCTGATATGGAGGCTATTGAATTAGAAATTAAGAAGTATCTTTTCAAGGATGATAAACCTGCCAGACCTGTGCGTAGAAGGGGTGGTGGTTCTCGGAGAAGGGACGAACCAAAGAAGGAAGAAGCAAAGAAGGAAGAGCCAAAGAAAGAGGAAGCAAAGAGGGAAGAAGAGAAATTGTAAATATTATAAAACGTTTAATAAAGTATGACAATAAGAAATAGAAATTCAAAAAATACAAGAAAAAGAAATAGAAGAAAATATGATGGTAGAGATGATAAACGTCCAACACCTGCAATTTCATATAAAAATGAAGATGATACAGAAGAAGCATTCAGAATCGTAAGACAACCTGAAAATGATGCCGAAGGAGCATTAAGATTTGCAAGAGAACTAAATCGTCAACGTGAAGAATTACGTCTCCAGCGTGAAGAATTACGTATCCAACGTGAAGAAATGCGTCGACAACAAGAAGAACTAAATCGTCAACAGGAAGAAAGACAAGAATGGAATTGTATTTTATTATAATTCAAATCATAGAGACCTACAATAGTATTTTTTTAATTGAAAGCAATTAAAAAGACATCACTTCAATAAAAAATATGACTGAATACTTATTTATCCATCAAATTGCAAAGATTGCGGACTACTATTACCCTCCTGGTGGTGTAAAATATGAAAGTCAGTGGAGTCATCTTAATAAGGCTTTTACAGACGATGTTCTCCCTATCATGAAAGAAAACAGTATCATTTTTGCTGATACGCTGTGGTTAGATCGATTTGAGTTATTTAATAAAATTCCAGTGTCTTTTATTTTAATAACGGCAGAGGCAGATGTCACAATACCCTACAATAATTTCAAAAAACAAATTGATTGTTGTTATTCTGTTCTGGATAACCCACGACTCAAAAAATGGTATTCCATCAACGTTGATTTCGCTCATCCTAAATTAATTCCTATCCCGTTGGGTTTACCTAAACATATTCCTTTTATTGTTGATGAAAACGACAAGAAATCTCAATACATGGGTTGGGTAATCAACTTTACGATTGATAAAGTTTCAGAGAAGATTAAAAGCAAAGGTATTCATATGAAAACAAATTTTACTTGCAGAGACAAAAAGTTACTTTACTCTAGAATGACACTTGAAAATTCAGATAATTGTTTTCATGATAGGGAAGGTATACGACGCGAAGCCGTTGATGTGCTTCGTTCTAAAACTATTGAAGTTGATACATCACTGAAACCATATGATGTATATCTCGATGAACTTATTCATCATAAATTTTGTTTATCACTTCCAGGAAAAGGTATGGATTGTTATCGAACGTGGGAAGCGCTGACTGTAGGAGTTATACCAATTGTTCTTAGGACTAGACATATGGATTCAATATATGATGGTCTCCCTGTTTTAATTATAGATGACATTAACCAAATCACTTCTGATTTTTTGAACCAAGAATTTGAGCGCATTACAAGTTGTATTGATTCCTTTGACTACAAAAAATTAACATCCTCGTACTGGATTGATTTAATACTTCAAAATCTTTTTTGATGGTTTCCTTTTCCTTTTGAACCAAATACTAAACGGTATAGTTGCTTTTATACAAGGGTCAATTTGTAAAAAAGGTTTATCGAGTTTTACAAACATTCCATTTCTAAGTTTATAATAGTTAGAAATGTAAAACTGAGGTCTTGCGTATCTCAGGCAAAAAGGCTTGAGTAGTATTGCTATAGGATGCTTCTTGCGAAAAAGGAACTGTCTGATGATATCCCAGGTATGGTCTGGTAAAAATATCATTTTTGATGTGAGAGAGAGACCAAAAAAAAAAGTTTAATCAAAAAATTTCATAGTCCATAAATCGCTCATGTATTTTAAATAGTCGTAGGGTAAATAGAAGAAGCCTTTATCTCCCCATTTTGACCCCCAGGAGTTCATAACAATAAATTGTTTTTTGATGTCATCGTAGCCATACATCGTTACTGCATGTCCTCCTAAAAATTCTTCTGTAGATTGATTAGGCATGGTGACAATACCTGTTTTAGCAACATCTTCCGTCTCAAAAGATTCGTAAACTTCCATACCAAAAACGATAGGAAACCCTGCATTGAGGCATTGTTTGATAGCAACTAAGGATTGCTCGACGGAAAGATACTTGAAATCACGAGTATGAGGTGTTCCAGCCCGTATGCAGGAGTTTGATGGTTTTAGTTTGTATTTATTGACATTATAGGGAAGTAACGTTTCGTCACATGCACCATAAGTATGAATGGATGTCATGACATCTCTAATAACAGCACCAGAATCTTCATTTGTTGTTCCTTCAATGAAACGTGAAAACCAATAAATGTAAAGGCGAGAGGGTTGCCAATCTTTTATTTTTTGTTTCTTCAAAAGATACCGAAGTGCATTGCTACAAGCATTAGCAGTGCAAGAACCTAAATTACCTTGATCGAGAACAGAGGGAGTGAATTTTGTACTTATTCGTAAGTCAATACTTGTAGGTAAAATTTGTTTTGCAGTAGGAGGCTTTATGAAAGCACTAAATTTATAATCACGAGCATCCGGCTTTCCTTTCTTGTGATTGTAAACTCTTAATGTTGACATATTTTGTTTTATTGCAAGTAAAAAAAAATCTAATCAAATTTAAGTTCAAATTGTTGTAATATTTCATCAACTTGTAGAGGTGTTAAGTCCGCATTTAGTTTATATATCTTATTGGGGTCGACAACTGCAGGAATGACAATAATCTTTGGCTCGATAGGGTCAGGTGTAGGTGTTGGATCTGGAGTAGGTGTAGGTGTTGGATCTGGAGTAGGTGTAGGTGTTGGATCTGGAGTAGGTGTTGGTTCTGGCTCAGCACTCTTTACACTTAATAAATCCTTCTTTGTAATAACCAAACCTTTGACGACATTCTTTACAACACAATCCTTACCATTGTTAGTTACCGGTGTCTTGACGTTATCATAGTAGACATCCGTCACTGAAACATTCGTTGCTCTAACATAACTTGAACCTGATTTATTATCAAGAAGTATGTTGGCTTCATTGCAAAGTTGTATTTTATCAATAGCATGATTGGTTCCATAAACTCGCATTCCGGAGCCTGAAAAATAACAATTACTTATTTTTGCCTTATGGGCGTGTCTCAAAACCAACTTACTACTTCCATTATTCTCAAAAATGCAGTTTTTTATAGTATTAGAAGAACACTTCACAGAAACAACTTCAGGGTCACCTAAACATTTTGAGAAATAGCATTGGTCTATAACACAATAAGCATCATTCTTTTCATATTGGCTTGTTGCTAGACGAACCATTTCACCGCCATTCGCAGCGCTTGTTTTACTGAAATTCTCAAATACACAACACTTCAAATAATTATTCAATGGGAAATCTAATCTCAGGAAGACACCATTGTTAGTCTTTCCATTCAAACGACTGTTATACATTTGGAAGTTCTTGGCGGATGTTTTGACGCAAATATAGTCCAAATCTGCTAAACCACACTTTACATTCTTCATGCTGAAATTAATAAGTTTCAAGTTTTCAGCGCTAATCTCAACCACAAAACTAGGCTTCAAGTTAGCGTCACCATCTATAAACTCAATGTTTGATACACTGTAGTTCTTACCAGACAACTTCAATGTAGATGTCCCTCTTAATTCAACATTTAATATCATAACAACATCAAGTTTCGAATCAAAGGTGTTGTTAATAGAAATGTTCTTATCTTTGACGACCATTTTACTTTTACTCAAAAGAATACAACTTGTAGTAACAGAACTTGCTTTTTTCAAGACATCTTCGTAATTTTCGCATAAAATAACTTGTAAATCTTTGAATTTATAATTACTATAGTAATCACTTACGGGGTTGACGAGACTATCCATTTTTTTTTATTCTTTTTATTGTGACTTTAAACTTCTTTCTTTTCTTCTTTTACGAAAAATCCCAAGAATCTTCGGTGGCTTTTGCAGATGACGCGTGAATATACTCTGTAACTCTGTTTTCAAAAAAATTAGACTTACCATCCAATGAAAAGACCTTCATAAAATCAAAAGGATTCTCTACAAAATAAATCTTCTCAAATTCTAATTGATTCAGTAGACGATCCGCAACATACTTGATGTATTCAACCATCAACTCCGTATTCATACCAATCATATTACAAGGTATGGACTTGGTAATGAATTCAATTTCAATGTCGACGGCTTCTCGGATAATCTCCTCAACTCTTTGTTGAGACACCTTATTCAAAAGATGACTATACATTAAGACGGCAAAATCCGTATGAAGTCCCTCATCTCGAGATATTAACTCATTACTTTTTCCTAATGCTTTCGTCATTTTGTTTCGAGACTTCAACCAAAAAATAGAAGCAAAAGAAGCACTAAAAAACACACCCTCGACGATAGCAAATGCAATAAGTCGTTCTTCGAATGGTCTCTCGCTAGAAATCCACTTTAAAGCCCAATCAGCCTTCTTTTTTACGGCTGGAATAGTATCAATAGCATTAAAAAGTGCTTCTTTTCTTTTGACATCTTTTACAAAAGTATCTAGCAACAAGGCATAAACTTGCCCGTGAATATTTTCAATCATACTTTGAAAACCATAAAAATTACGTGCTTCTGTGGCTTTTACTTCAATACAAAAGTTTTTGATAAGATTTTCAAGGACAATACCATCAGAACCTGCAAAAAAGGCAAGAATATGTTCAATAAAATATCTTTCATCATGAGTCAAAGATTCCCAGTCTGAGATATCGGCACTGTAATCAATTTCTCTTGCCGTCCAGAACATGTTTTCATGAACAACATAAGCATCCTGTAGTTTGGGAAACTTCAAAGGAAGTTGGGTGAATCGAGAGGAGTCTTCAATCAAAAGGGGTTCTTCTTGTCTCATGTTTTATTTTCTGAAGAAAAAAATAAAATATAAAATATTTTTTTAAGGGTAATATTGCAACTCAGACTCTTGAAGAACGTAACCATATGTTCCTTCTCCGGTGCGTAGAACAACAATGTAAGTGACAATACCACCAGGGGGGATGTTGTAATTTTTTACACCACTCATATTCAAATCACTAAATTCATTTGATAAAGTCCATGAATATCCACCTTCTATGTTGTTGTAATTATTGATAGTAAATTTAAAGGAAGTTTCATCTTGACAGTTAGGAATTAAATTAAATAAAATACTTGAGTTGGGAAGAAAGAATGTTCTATCTTCACTTAAACCAGAACTCGTGAAGTAAGTATTTACAATATTAGATGGTGAAAAGTTTTCATCAGACAAGTTATATATTGTTGTTCTACCTAGATTGTAACCTGCTGCTAAAATACTACCTGCACTATAAATATTTCCATCGTTCGTAATATCACCTTCTGCTTTGATATCACCATTGACATCACTAAAATCTTCAGTTGTAATATCAGTAATGACCCAATCCTTAACATCATTTTGCTTGGCAAAATATACTTTAACTCCCCCACTAATTGCCTTAGTAATCAAACTATTATCATCCGTATCTTCAGGATTGTATAGAGATGTGTGAGTTTTAGTTACTCTATCAGATGATTTGTAAGGAATGAAATAAGAATACAATATTTCTTCGTCATCGTCTTCTTCAGCGTGATGATGGTAAAACAATGTTTGTGTTACACCATCATAAGTATACTCTGTTGACATATCATAATCATTTTCATCACCATCAGAACCAAAATTTCCATAGGCTCCGAATCTGAAAATAAATTCAGCATTACTACAACTGATATTCATCATAAAAATACCCTTAGCACGCCAACCATGAGAGATAGTGAAATTTAGACCTTCATCAAATACATTATTAAAATTTTGGGTAGTAATGATTCCATCGCTTAAATTTTGAGGATTCAATAGAGGGAAGTAATATTTACCACCCTCAACATCGTAGAGGAAGAAATATCCCCAATCATCAAAAACATCATTACCTAAATCATTCCAGTATGATGCTATGAGTCTATCTTCTTCGTTCTTATCACCTAATACAATATTTTCATCAATAAAGTCAGCCATTCCAGGAAATAAGACTTCTTGAAGGTTAAAAGGGTCAAATTCCTCTGTATAATTTTCATTATCCATATCTTTTGTGACTTCACCTCCAACAATTGCTCCTCTTTTTACCAACAGGTAGTTATCTACTTGAGTTCGGTCAGTAACTCTTACATTTCGAAAGACGCTTGTATTCTTCACAGCATAAAGAGGGTAAGGTCGTGACATACCTCTAAACGATGCATTGGCTCCTTCGTTTGTTTTAGACATTTTTTATATTAAGAAAATAAAAAAAGTTATTCTTTACAAAAAAATAAATGAAAAGTATAATTGTCCTTGGTTTAATATCCTTCGTTCTATCGGCGCCTCTAGACATTCAAAGGGACGAACTGCGAAGACAATATATTGATTATCTTCGTATTTTTAAGAAAAACGAAAGAGGAAATAGTTTTGAGATGTTTCTAGAAAATCTTGGTCGAATCTCTAACAGGGAATGCGACTTATTTGTAGATAAAACGACGGATGAGTCTCTTACCTACACAAATTGTGAGAAGCCAAATAATAAATAAGTAAAAGAATTATTAAGAAGAATAAACTCCTAACATGTGATATTTTGTTGGAAACAATAAGTCTCTTTGTTGAAATTTGTTATACTTTATCAACTGTTGAGACAATGTATCTAGAATATTTCCATCCGTATCATCAATAATAACAAGACAATTATTAGAGGCAAAGGGTTTACTATTATGGAAGTCAGACTCTGCAACATATCTTGAATGTCCTCCATCGATATGAATAAAATCAAAAACAGCACCAAAAGACCTTGGTATAGTGATTGTAGAATCCCCCCAAACGACATTCAAACGATTGGGGAACTTTGCATTTAAGTATTCAAAACAAGGACGAGAGTATTTATGCTCTCCTAAATCAAAGAATTGAATAGAGGAATAATTATTTGAAAGAAGATAAAGTAAGCCACTATGACCCGCGTTGAAGCCTATTTCCATAATATCTACAGAAAGTCTACTGTAATAGAACATATTGCATCGTTTATAGTCCCAATCTTTATTTAATACAAAATTCTTACTAAGATGTTCGTAAAATATATTTCCTTCTAATGACTCACCAGTTTGTTGGATGATTTGATTTAAATCTTCAATCAAACTTTTATTTTTTTGAATCATATCATTACAAACACTCGCAACATCAAATTCCTCATAACTTTGAAAAAACGTTTCCAGATCAATAAGGTTCTTTTTATAAAGCAACTTGCAATTCTTCTCCAGACGTTCGACATGCTGAGGTGGAATACTTATTACTTTGTTATTAAAACATAACTTTACAGTAGTATTAAATTCCTTCAGTTGTTTTAATATCGTCTCTGTGATGTAAAGTATTTTTGTTCTTTCATCTTTTTCTTTGCAGTGAAAGACAGCATCTGAGCCTGTAAAGAGGATGATATAGTCAGAATTCAATTCATTTAATTCACTATTTCTCATATGCTCTGTCAAAACTAAAATCGTAGATTCATCTGATTCCTTCTTATGTTTTTTGAAAGAAGAGATATCGTAAAAAATCAAAGATTTCTTCTTTAATGATGTGATATCAATCGAATGAGAAAAAGAAGCATGGGGTGGGAGGTTCAAAAGCGTCAGTGGTATCGTTCTATTAAGACCTACATCATATAAAATGCTACTATTTGTGTCCTCATCAACAATTTTAAGTCTCAAATTAAAATGCCACCATGCACCATCTGCTCGTTCTATCGTCAATTCATGACTATCAATTGTAAACTTGAAGGTATCAACGTAGGGATGAGGGTGGATGTAAATAGAAAGATTGTATAAAGAAGTTTTCTGCTTGTAGAAAATTTCTCCCCGATTCCAAAGTTGTCTGTAATGATTGGGGTCAGTCAAAAATCTCTGAAGAGCCTCTGGAGTGGTTTTAGTAAAGGCTACCTCATCATTTTTCGTCAGAAGAATCTCAAAGTTTTTATAATAATTAAAATCCTCATTGACGACATGATGTTTCATTTTAAAGTTTTTGTCTGTAACATGCTCGTTAAATACTTTATACATCAACTTTGGTCCAGTAAGTTCAAGCATATTGCTTGTTGTCTGTCCAGAAAGGATGTTATCACATGCTGTAAGTAATAATTTTAGAAATAAAAAGTTTCGTGGCTCAGCAAAAATAATTGCATTTAGTATAGACTCTTTCTCTACATCTCTACATAAAATCAAATCATCCTCAGGTTCTATAATTTTAGTTAGAGGAACTCTTGCTATAATTTTATCATCAAAGTAACATCCACCATGAATAAAAAGATAGGCATATCTAAAAAGATCTGCCTTGAATGCTCCTGAGATTAGTAAATCATAAGCATCAACAACTTGTTGTGAGAAAGTGCTTTTCAAAAAGGCTCTTCTCTTCGTATCATCAAAGAATCTGTATTCATACTCTGGATTTAAGTCAATTAAATTTTTAATGCATTCTGGTATTTGCTGAGGAAAGGTTGTGGAGGTTTGAAAAATAATTTTGGGGATTCTTTGAGGTATATCTAAACTTGGTTCTTCCCCCAAAATTGTGTTTTGAAGCGTTATATCAACGGTAGTAGAAACTTTAATATCAAAGGACTCGTTACCAATGGTTAAAACAACATTCTCAACTTTTTGCTGGTCGAATTGTCGTGTCACAACTCTGCATTTGTTAGGTGAAAGGTAGAAAACATGTGCTATTATATCAGCATTATCGTTATCTGCTACAATAGTATACTCATTAAGAATTCGTTTCATTTTGTTTTCTATTAATAGAGGTCTCTATAAATTTATATCATTTCACAGATTTCTTTCAAGCAAACATCAAAAACAGGACTTTCTCTAATAAAATTAGCAAAAACACAACTCTCATCTTCTTCTTCTTCTTCTTTTTGGCTCACCACAGAGGCGCAAAGTAACACCATATCAACAACATGAATCGATTTCAATCGACGCCACCATTCCGTTCCAACTTCAATATCTTTTTTTTTCCTCAGAGTGTTTTGATACATTGCAAAAGCAATATTGTTATCGTCGTGAACGTCTGTTTTTCTAAACAGCATCTCAATAATTTCCTCATCACCACTATTGGAAGCCACTTGTAAGGCATTATACATTCTTCTATCATAGTAGTTCAATGCAAATCCACCCTTAACTTGATAATTGATATCCGCACCGCTATCAATTAGCAATCGAATGATTCTTCTATCAATAAAAGGATTCTTCGTTGCCAAATCTATAATATACATCAAGGGAGATTCATAACTTTCTCTGGTAAAGTTCACATCCACACCAAAGTCAATTAGTAATTTTACGCTCATGTAGTTGTTGTAAGTAATAGCATATATCAAAGGTGTGTTCTCGTAATTTACATCCTCTAGCGTCGTCGTCATTCCTTCTTCCTTGATTTGATTTAAAATCATTTCTAAAGCATCCGTATGTCCTTCCCTAATACAGTGATTCACAAAAACCACAGCATGATCCTCTTCAAAAGTCACAAGTCGTCTTCGAGCCAGAAATGCTGTTACACGTGGTGACTTTGCATTCAGAAAGAAGCCTTGATAGAAATTCTGATGCTCCGCTAATAGTCTCATTCCTTTCTTCTGTCTTATTTTTTCACATTTCCACAGAATCTTTAAAATGTAAATCAAGAAATTTTGCTTGTCTTCAACAAATTCGGAGACCATTGCTAGGAAACCAGAATTATTAAGGATAGCCTTGTATGCCGGATAATACATCATATATCTCGCCTCATCGCCTCTTTTATTTTGAGCAAAAATCTCCTCATAAGGAACAAGAAGTCTTCTAATCATCATGGAAAGATACCACACATAATGGTATTTGATGGCATATCGAAAAGGGCTGTTGACATTGTCAAGACTTTCAAGGACAGAAGTAGGGTGTAAGTCCAATAAATAAAGAAAAACTTTTCTTGAACGGTAAAACGTATGGCAAATGATTGGGACTTTGTGTTCTGTAACAGTTTTGAGCCATTTCAAGTGATGGAAAGTAGAGCCAATCCATCGTTTTCCATCGTAGATAACTTGTTTCTTGAGTTGCAAAACATCCCTCACCAAAGTTTCTGTGAATTGTATTTGCGATACACGGAAAGGTTCAATGTCTCTGGACGTCGTAAAATGATTTATGACATCCAAGAAGTTATACTTCAAATCATCGATGTAAAGCGTCCACTCATAGTCATTAAGATACTGATTGACATCAAAGTTCTCAAGACATCGTCTTCTTCGTATCATTTTTTTCTAATAAATTAGTTATGAGAAAAAAGAAGTGAAAAAAGTGCATGTGTATTTTTTTTTATTAATCCAAGAAAGTTTGAGTATGCCATCCTTTACTACTGGCATAAAATATAACCAACTCTCCTTCATATGCCATATTTATTGTGTTAGGATTCCCCCATCCATCTACATATGATATTGTCACCGAAGCCTCACCTACCTCAGTCAATGTCATGACCTTAATCGTCCCTGGTTCAGCATTTGGTAAAGTTACTGTATAATTCTCAGAACAAAGTAAGTGCGTTGTTGCTATATAGGCGTTTGAGGTCGCCGTTGTTGAGATAGTCTCAATATCTTGCTTTGAAATAATTTCATCGACCACTCTGCGAGATTCTTCATATCCTACATTTGACATTTTGAAACTCATTTCGTATTTATTAATAGAAAAGAAAAAAAATTACGAAATTAAAGTTGGAATATCGTTTTTACTTTTTATTAAAATTTTCTTAGTTGAAGAAGGCGCAAGAAGCATACCACAAACTGAAAATGTACTTGCTGCCGTTCCTATAATCATATGATGACATGAACCAAGCAAATGAATCTCTATCAAACCACATAGAACATTATATTTGTCATTTGCAAATTTATCTGTATCATTTGTAGACTTTGTATTTGATAAAACAGGTGGTGGATTGTAAAAGATAAACTGTTCTGATGTTAGTTTTGACGCAAACTCAATGTAATATTTGGGATTATCTGTAGCCAAGAAAATACCATTATCTTTGGATTCTTTGCACCAGTTTGAAGACAAAGTAATAAGTTTAGAGACGATGTCTCCCCATTGAATTTGTGTGAAGCCACCATCCGTAGAACGGATATGAAATCCAATCATATTGGGTTTGAATTTAGCCTTGTATTTATCAATTTCTGTCTGAAGGTCTGTCACAGGTTTGAATTCCTTTTTTAAAATATCTCCTAACTCGTAAGCAATATTGTCAAAGATTATCTCCCCTGGTTTCTCAATATACTTACGTATTGATTTACACATTGAGTCCTGGTCGTCATCCTGTGATATCATGGTATAGAGTCCATAGTTGGTATGTATATTATCGTCTCCAGAAGAATCAATCACCATATCTTTGTCTAACCAGTATTCAAAGTTGAAGATTTTGTTGTAAGTGATATGTCTGTCATCAAAGTTTACAAGGATATTAGGGTTGGGTTGAAACAAGTCAAGATAAGTGCAATGCTCTCCATCGTATCTGATACAACTTCTTACAGGAGTTCCATTAAAGACAACATTGATTTTTCTATTTGACTTCGAAGCGATTCTGTAGCAAGAAATTAAGGGAAGAAGACGATTTGCAAGACCATTATGGGCGACGACAGTTATGATGGATTGATGCGATTGATTTGTTTGTATACTCATTTCTCATGTTATCTTTTTTCTTTTAATCTTTTTTTCTTAGCAAAAATAAAATGTTATATTACTATTATTTAGTATGGATTGTTATCACTGCATTAGTTTATGCAGTTTTGGTGCAATTGCTTCCTCCTGCGTATCGAAAATCAAATCTAACATCGTTCATTGGAAATGATGTAACCCACACCAATGCATTATCTGTAGCACTTGTTTCTATGATTGCTTTATTTATTACTCTTTTGATTAATGGTATGCAATTCACAGAAGAAGAAGAAAAAGAGGGGTTTACTTCAACTTCAACTTCAGATGAAGATGAAAAAGAAAAAGAAAAAAAGAGAAGAGAGCAAGAGGCTAAAGAAAAGAAAGAGAAATTGGCTAGATTGAAGAAAGAAAAGGAGAGTTCTTAAGAATTTCCTTTACATTTAAACATAACAGAAGAAACGTATAAAAAAAATGAAAACTGTTGTATTCCACACACCAACAATTGATGAAAGGGGAACTTGTATTGCAATATATGATTACGCTTACTACAATGAAGTTTACCTGAAAAATAAGTCCATCATTTTAACATCACGGGAAAGTATTAAAAAAGCAAGACAGGTCAATTCAGAAGTTCTAGAGAAATTTGAAAGACGCTTTCTAATTTTTGAATATAATAAAATAGAAGATATTGATGATATATGTAAATTCTGTGATGTTTTGTATTGTATTAAATACGGAACTTACGACAATTTAGTCAGTTTCAAGACAAAAACTGTCATTCATTGTGTTTTTGATATGTCAGAACCTCATGGAGATGTATACGCAGGTGTTTCATCTCAATTATGTCAAAAGTATGGACGACAACTATTTGTTCCCCATATGGTAAATTTTACAATGGATGAAAGTATTTCAAAGACAAAGTTCAGAAATGCGTTAGGTATCCCTAATGAAGCGATTGTCTTTGGGAGACACGGAGGTAAGGATACATTTGATATTATTTGGGTGAAACAAGTCATCGAAAAAGTTGTAACATTGAACCCCAATATATACTTCATTTTTATCAATACACCACGATTCGTTTTCCATCCTAACATCTTTTTCTTAGAAAAAATCATTAATGAAAAGATAAAAAAAGAGTTTATCAGTTCATGCGATGGAATGATACACGGTCAGTTGCTTGGGGAGACTTTCGGTCTATCTATAGCAGAATTCTCAGTGCATCAAAAACCAATTATTTGCTATAATGGTTGGGTATTAAATGATAATTATAAAAAAATCTTGAGTGATAAAGCATTGTATTATGAAGACGACCAGCAATTATTAGATATTCTTTTGACTTTTGATAAGAATAAGTATCAAAACAGAGAAGATTTAAACTGTTATAAGGAGTATACACCAGAGAAGGTGATGGATATTTTCAATAAAGTCTTTCTTTCTTAAAAAAATTACTTACTTTCGTTTCAATTTCCTGTAAATAAATCCTAAAACTCCTAAAATAATAAACAAAACAGCGCAATATACAGATTTTGTAATAGAATTCTGTATCCTTACTGAAATAACTCCATCGGTTGAATCCAAAATGGAGGCATACATATCTTTTATCGTTAGCCTGTTCGCAGCAAGAACATTCTGCTTGAGGTTATTAATATTTATTTTATTCTGACTGATAATTTGATTACACATCATCATATCGGGATTTGTAATCAGTGTCTTGATCTTATCTGCGAAAAGGTATACCACGTCTTCTTCGTCGTCGTTGCTAGAGGAGACATCGTATGTATAGTAATGATTCATTTTCTTGTTATAGATTTGACGAAGTTCAGATAACTGCGAATGCGCCCCTCGTAGATTGTTTTTTTCATATACATTATAGTATAAGTCCTGATTTGGTAAAACAAAAGTTTTAATTGTCTCCAAGGATGGTCCCACACCAATACTTTTTTTTACAGAATCGTAATATATTTGAGTAAAGAAATCAGTCTCAATCTTGAAATCTGTTAGCGTTTTAATAATTTCCGAAACAAAAGTTTGTGATTCTTCAACCGTTTTTGACTTGATGTATCCATAGATAGCACAATGATAGGTGTCGTCAAAACTATTTGACGTAATACTGTTAGATATAAATATCTGCAACTCATTTATAATTCTACTGTAGGAATTATTAGCAAATCTCTCATTCAATTTGATGATATCCTGTATCAAGGCATCGGTCTCCATCTTGATAACATACACATATAAGATATAAAATAGTAATCTTATGGAAAACGACGTCACAATAGTTTGAATCACTATTGTTTTTGCAGTCACAGCAGTTGGAACAACTGTAAGATAACTAGTATCATACTCAATAAGTTGCTGTTGCTCTTCTTCTTCTTTTTCTTTTTGAACTTGTTTCTCGACATCAGAAGAAGAAGAAGAACAAGATATAGGCGTAATGAAAGACGACGTATTAGTCTTCTGTTTTTTCTTTCGTTTCATTAAAGTGAAATGAAAAAAAATATTTTTTTAAAACCCTCTTTCTTTGAACGATGTAGTAAAAATATCATTCTTTGAACCTTCGTAGGTTATAAAAGGTTGAACCCATTTCATTGTAATATTCTTTTCTTTATTTGCTTCCCATAAAGCATGGTCGCTAGGATACAAGTAAGGTTTTTTCAAAAATTGTGATGATACAATATTTTTCACACCATCTCTAGTGTATAACATGGAACTTACTGTGCATGGTGCAGGAGATGAAGGCGTAAAAATCTCAATTTCCTCAACACCAAAAATCATCTTGGGAGATTTATCCAAAGCCCTTGCTGGTTCTACATTCAAAACAGTTGGACCTCCAAAACACACCATATCCCATTTTTCTTTTTCTAATAACTGAAGTGTTTGATACAAATTATCTATAAAGTTTGCCTTGAAAATGCAGTCATCTTCTATAACAAAAACAATATCTTCTATGGATGATGTTCTTATGGAGTCAAAAACATATCGATGTGCTGTCATATTTGCTATCTCACCTTTTGTAATATTTCTATGGATTCCTGGTGAAAAGAAGGAAGAATAATGACTATAATCAATATACTCCCTATCAAAAGCATCAACCCACTTGATTTTGTCCTTAAAAAAAAGGTCAAAGAGATGGTCGCTTAATTGTTGCGTCATCATCTCTCTTCGTTCCTTCAACTTTGAATAATGTATAATGTAAATACAATCAATACGTTGAGATATATAATTCAACTTTTCTTCTAATGGAATGGGGGATGTATTACAACGATGAGGTAAAACATATGTCAGATATTGTTTCAAGACAGCCTCCGTTTCATCATCTCCTGAACCATCTTCGTAAATATAACATCCTGTAAAGTGCTTTTGGTCGTATAAGGACGGGAAAGAAAGACAAGAGGCGCCTTCATACTTCTTAATTTCGTCATGTATCATTTTGTCAGAAACAGACGTCATATTGTATAAAAACTTTTGTAAAAAGTGTTGGTCGTTTTCTTCCTCCCCATAAATTCTATAATAGGATTCTATCAAATCTATCCAATCATAATTTTTGAAGGTTTCTGTTCTTACACCAAACATACCTCCTAGAATAAGATTATAGTGCTGAGGGTGGTCTCTCATGATATGAAGGATTTTGTTAGAAGAAAGCCATTGTCTGGTAGCAAAAACCTCCCGTGCAAAAATCCGTGTATCAATATCTCTTGAAATAAATACATCAACGGTTTTATCTATCAAAGGCTCTATTCGCCATAACATACAGCGTTTGGGACGAATGTTTTCATCGTTTTTGATAATTATTTTAACGTTTTGATTAGAGTTTTGTATTTCCTGAAGATACTTTGTAGTGGCTGTTTTGTAGTGGATGTAAACATAACAAATAAAGTCAGGATAAAAGAAACCTGCTAACTTAAGGTTCTCAATTAAACCTACTGTATATTTCTTTTCATCCCCCCATAGACAAAACGAAATAACTTTCTTTGTGTCTTTTAAACTATACGCTTTAAAAACATTGTGCCAACCCCTCACCCAAGGAAAAGAAAACAACTCAGGATGTTTAAAGTAGCAATGCAGTGCAACAGCCTGGTCGTCATCGCATATCCCCATATTTTGATACTCTTTTAGAGAAGCATGATACAATTTTTGATAGACTTGTAGGCAATCTTTCTTTCCTAAGAAAAAGAATCCACCGATTCTTTCTGGAGCATACCTTAAAGTATACAAAATATCGTTATCTTTATCTTCGATATCGTTAATAAGTGTATAGTTTATTTTTGAAATATCAAAATGATTTACGTCAAGTAAAGTTGAAGGAATTAAAGAACTTTTTGAGAAGAAGCCAAAGTCTACCCAAGCATATAAAGATAATTTTGAGAGGTTGTTTGAGATGACGTAATTGATAAAATCAATCTTTGAATGGTTCAAAAGCGTGTATTCAGGGTAACGTGTCTCGGGGCAATGGTTTCTATGAAGTATTAAATTCTTGTAAGATGGTGAGTTCATTATTTCTTTTTCCTTTGGGAGTAAAGACCAACAGAAGATATGATTTTCTAAGAACGTTTTGTTGATTGGGAGAAGTGTAATGGCGTGTTTGATAGTAATCATTTGAGAGAGGGTATGGAGATGTTTCTCGTCTATGAAAACAATAAGGTGGTTCTGTTCGCATGAAGTCTTATCAAAAAGAGGGATAAATGGTCTGAAGCGCTCAAGGTAGGTCTCAAAACTCCTACTAAAGGTCTCCCAAGCCGTTCGGTCGATGTCGTAGAACATTGTTACATAGCAAATCATTTTAATTTGTTTGTTGTTTGATGTATTCTTAAGTATATGTGCCTCGGTGGGAGGCGGTGGGGAGATAGGAGGGGAGGGTGGTGACAGTGATGGTGATGGTGACAGTGAGAGTGTGTCGGAGAGGTTGTGGGCGGAGAATTAATGACATTACATAAACTTGAACTTAACTACCTTACATTAACTGAAACTTAATTACACGAACAATATGTAGGCTCTACTTGACTGTACTCTCCCGTAGCCCCACACCCCTCGCAGGGGTTATCATGGCTATATCCAATAGACTTGTATGTCTCCATAGCAGCCTTCACGCACTTTGGAAAAGTGTCATACTTCTTACCCTTACCCAAGTGACTCTTGCAGAAAGCCTTCACATGCTTGTGCCAGGCCTTCGCGTCGTCAGAGTCTTCGTCAGAGAATAAGAACTCCTTAGTAGGTCTGTACTTAGAGAATAAGAACATAGCGTCATCGTCGTCCGTCTCATCGTCGTCGTCTGAAGTGCCAGCGAAAGCCTTCACCTGAGCGTTGAGACGCTCACTCTGCCTGGCGAGGGACTTGGCGGACTTGGCGAAGGACTTGGTGATTGACTTGGTGGTTGAATTGGACTTGGAGGTATTGATGGCAAAGATGGCAAAGACCCAATCCTCTACTAATGCTCCTAAGGCTATCAAGGCCAAGGCCAAGGCTAAGGCTCCCAAGGCTCCTAAGGCTCCCAAGGATAAGGCTCCCAGTATCGACTGGATGTGGTATTGTATCAATCATAACAAGACTGTGAATGACATCGCCAAAGCATCACCATTGCTGCGTCCTGCCTTCCTAAATTACATTTTCAACAGAGTATGTTGTTGGGAGACGGCCCACAACTCTTCTCATGGTACTGACTTTCACGTGGGGATGGCATTGAAGCAGACTCCGGGGATGCAGGAGTACTTGAAGAGCATTGTCAAGAATCCTGCCGGTCAGCGGGACGCTGCTATGGATCTTTTGAATGGGTTGAAACTGAGTATTCAATAATCAATGTATCAATATTGTATATGTATTAAGCAACGCTCCTCTTAGACACTCTTAGTCACTCTTAGCCACTCACAACACTTCTCACTAAACATTGAGATTATGGCTTAATATCTTCCTCCCACGCCCACGCGCCCTCACCGAGCCTCCCACATCATTCTCTCAAATAAACAGAATGTCCTCAGATTTAATGACTCTATTGTTCATCACCAATTCATATATCTCATGATACACTGGGTCCTTCTTCTCTTTTGCTATGGAGTCAAAGATGCTACGGAAGTCATTCAGACTTGTATCATTCATCAAGGACTGTAACTTCTCATTATTAATCTTGACCTCACTCTTGTTGAATCCAAAATCAACTTTGATGTCCTTATCAAGTAATTCCTTGTATTTGCTTGACTTCTTCAACGTCTCAAACTCCTCATACGGAATACCTGATATCTGAATTTTAATCTTGTCCTCCGTTGCTGGAACGACAAAGGTATCCAAATCTTCTAATTTCATATGTATCTTCAACTTTCGATTCAATTTAAGGTCAATCTCCTCTATCGACCGACCCCCCTCATCAAAAGTAATGAACGCAATCGAATTATACGTATCATTACCATCACCACCCTCCACTTCATCCTTCCACTCTGTCTCCATACTTGAACCTGTGTAGTATATATTGTTCTGGAGATGTTGTCTCGTATGGATATGACCAGACACCACTTGGGGAAAAGATTTATCCCATTTTCCTTGGTCTGAAACATAATTACCATTCATGTTACATCCAAAGAATTCCTGATGACAAAAAATCAATTCAGCATCTTTCCAATCTTTCGTTGTATCTAAAGCCTCTACAAAGCGATTTGGTTCAACGTAAGGTGAAAAGACTAAAAGTTTACCATCGTCCATACGATGATGGATAATTTTATCAACAACAATAACATTTCTCCACTCCTTCAAACCATTCAACCAATGATTATCGGTTAAAAACTGAGACGCATTAATGTAATCATGGTTTCCTACTATAATATACGTCAAAGCAATATCTCTCATGTTCTTCACAAACTCGTAGGCCTTGTTTAAAACAATCGTATTAATTTTCTCATGCGTGTGAAGCAAATCACCAAGTAATACGATTAGGGAAGGTTTCTTTTCTTTTGCTATCTTTGTCACCACATCTATAAAAGTTTCAATTTCTGGTATATTTTTAGTTGTAAAATGTTGGTCTCCAATTGCAAGAATCATTTTTTTTGTTGCTTAATTTTTTTTTACAGAATATAAATAAAATGAGTCGTAATAACGTAACTTATATTGATGATTTACCTTACTTAGAAGAATTGGAGAAACAGTCTATGATGAATGGCGTTCCACCCAATGAAATGAAACAAATTTCTAAATTTATCAGAGATACAGGTTATAATCCTCCCTTTGAGTCTGGAATGAATTTAAATTACCCACCACCACAACCACAACAACAACAACAACAAGCACCTCAACCTCCTCCTCAACCTCAGCAAATGCCTTCTCAACCCACCCAGGAGAATTATCAAATTATAGATGCTAATGTTTACGGGCATCAACCACATGTTCAACGAGCGCTTTCATTGAGTTGTATCGATGTTGCAGAACATACTTCTAATTGCATTGTATGCTCTAAAATATACAACACTGATAATTCTCTCTACATCATATCCATTTCCGTGCTTTTGCTAATCATCGTTGTCCTCATCAAAAAGATTCTGGATCTTCAAAAATTTTAAGTTAAAAATATCTTAACTGAGTAAACAAAAAATGGAAAAAGATTTAGAAGTTTTTGATAAATCATGCCAGACAGATGACATTGTTGATGCAGTAGAAGAAAAAGAAACAAACCAAACCATCAAAACAACATCTTTTGATACCATCGTTATACCTGGAGGAGGAATTAAAGGTTTATATTTATTAGGTGCCCTTCAATACTGTTACGATAATTTTCTTCTGTCAAACATCCATACTTACGTTGGAACGTCATCAGGTGCAATGATTTGCTTCCTTCTGACGATTGGATACACACCCGTTGATATTATAACACAAATTCTTTCTACACAAGTTATTGATAAAATTCAACACTTCAATATATATGCTGTTCTTAATAATCTAGGCGCAACTTCTTTTTCTTTTGTCTCTGAAATGCTTGAGAGAATGACTATAGATAAAATTGGATACTTCCCTACTTTTGCGGATATTAAGCACAAACTTAATAAAAATCTTGTCTTTGTGACTTATAATCTCACAAAAAATGAACCTGAATATTTGTCCTATGAAACTCATCCTTCTCTTCCTTGCTTGGTCGCTATAAGAATGTCTTGTAACGTTCCTTTGCTTTTCGACCACTACAAATATGAAAATCAATACTACGTTGATGGTGGTATTACAGACAACTTTCCTCTTCATCACGCACAAAAATACGGTAAAGATATTTTAGGTATACACGTCAAGCACGAAAATATGGCTTTTTCCCCTAGTGATAACTTCCTTCAATATATTTTTAAAATCATTAACGTGCCAATTTTGCAACAAAAGAAAGATAAGTTCAAGTCCATTCATAACAGTATTGTAAGTAACAATAATAGTAGTAATAATAATAATAGTAGTGACACCAAGTATACTATTATAAATATTAACGATGTTCTTCAAGAGAATATGTTCAATTTTAGTGTTAGTAATATCAATAAATTGAATATGTTCTCTGCCGGATATCAGCAATGTAAAACACAACTTTAAAAAGTTAGATTTAAAATTTCTTATATCTTTATAATAAATAATAACAAATGAGTAATTATAAATACCTTGAAATTGATTCAACGTATAGAGATAGAACCCGATTTCCTAACCCCGCTTATTTTGAAGTCCCTATTTCTCAATCCGGAAGAAAAAACAATGCTGATGCTGTTGATCCCGTCTCTCTTGCTGCACCTGTCAACTCATGGACTTCTAATAACTTAAGCACTAGCACTTTTCCTGTTTTCAAACTTCTTGCGACTGTAGAACCCAAAACTACTGCTCTCTCCGGTCTTACTGATACTCACAAATTTATTATCAACTCAACCAGTCGACTTCAACAAGTTGATAATTACTACTCCGGATTAGTCGTTGAGGATGCTGCCTTTTTTAACAGAAGAAAAATCAAAGCCTATAAATTTCTTGGGTCTTTCCCTGCATATGATAGAGCCGAAATTACTGTCGCAACACCTTTTCCTGAGACTTTTGTTCCTACCAATCAAATTTATATTTATGACCCTACAGATTTGACAAACACGTCTTATCCTTTTATTTTTGTTCCTTTCGGGAGAGAACTTCTGAATTCTTACATCAAACACTACATGTTCAATGAAGACCTTAATCAATACAGAAAGATTGACTCCTATGCTGTTGATACAAACACCGCTTTGCTAAACACAACTGAAGGCGGACCTATTGTAGGATGGCTACCCACACATAACTATTCTATTCGTCAAGAACTTCCTTACTATCCTGCTTTATCTCAATCCAATCCCCTAATTACTACTGCAACCATTTCAAGTATTACATGTAACATAAATCTTTCAACGTTGGGTCCGCTTATCAATAAATTTGTTAGAGTTTTACCAGTTATTTACAATTATAATTTAGCAAATGATGCAGACAATCAATCAAGAAGAATTACAGGATATGATTCTATTACAAATACCTTAAGTGTTTTTCCTCCCTTTGATGATATCCCTGTCGTGGGAAGAAAAATTGAACTACTATCGTTCTCCTATGACAACTTGAATCCATTTGTTTACACAGGAAGTGTACTGTCTCAGCAAGAACTTGTATGCTATGAACTTGACTTATTGAGTTTAATTCTACCTACTGAACAACTCAAAGTTCTTAATGGAGGAATCATCACTCAATATAGATACGTCTACGTTGAACTTTCTAATACATGCTCTGTTGGAACAAGAAACGTTCTTTACTCTAACAATCCTCACTCCACAAGAGCACAATTCAAAGTCCCTATCTTTGATATCCAAGACCCACCATTCTTCATTAAAATTGGTGGTGGTTCTACTCAAACCATAAAATTTAAACCTAATGATACTCTTCTTTTTAGCGTTACGATGTCTAATGGAGACGTCTTTGAGACCATTTGTGAGGAGCAATTCTCTCCCTTTGCACCAGAACCTAGAATACAAATCACGGCTCTCTTTGGTATGAAACGTATCATATAATTTTTTTATATCAATATAATATAAAAATGGATAAGAAGTCATGCAGGAAACATTTAAGTGATAAAATAAGGCTTAATATAAAAGAAAACAGACCTCATAAACAAGCCATTGCAATCGCCTATAGACAAACTGAAAAAGAATTTCCTGGCTGTGAGAAAGTCTTTGGAAGTATGAGAAGAAGAAGTACGAGAAGAAGAAGTATGAGAAATAGAAGAATGAGAAGTAAAAAAACTATAAATGATGGAGGTAGTGATTTTTTTATGTTTACTGAAACTCACCTTAACACACCCCATCAACAATATCAATATTCATCTACAACTAAAAACAATAAAAAAACAGTAGAAGCAAAATATAATGCCGAAACAGGGTATAAGTTCAAATTAAGAAAAGATATTGACGACAAATCCAAACCAAGACTCACAAAATATCAAGAAAATGAAGATAAACGCAGTGATTTCGATAGAATCTTTTACAATAAGGTTTTTAAGAAGATTAATGATGAATCATTACCGTTTCTGGCGCTTTCGCAGATAGAAGATGAACCTTTTGAGGTTTTATATTAAAATTATTTTCTTTATCAAAACAAAAATGAAAGAAGACGAACCTCCTCTTATTATATACTATGGTTCACGTCTACAAGACTTCAAGAATGTAATATTTTCCGTTATCTCAAAAGGAAACATGAAAGAAAAATACAAAGAATGGCTTCTTTCTGATGAAAGCCTTCTTATTTTTAATGATGTCTTTACTTCTAATACAGCGAATGTATTAAAAAATTATGAAGTCTACGAACAATTAGGTGACATTACTGTAAACAAGTTTATTGTTTGGTATATGTATAAGAGATTTCCCCAACTAAGATGCGCTCAGGGCGTAAAAATCGTTGCAAGATTACGTATCAACTACTGCTCCAAACAATCCTTCGCACAAATTGCAGAGTCTCTTGGTTTTTGGACTTTTATTACGGCTTCGGAAGAAGAAAGAAGTCATAATAAAAAACCTTTACTTGAAGATACCTTAGAGGCATTCTTTGGTGCTGTGGAGTTTATTATTGATAAACACACTTTAACAGGCGTTGGATATGCCGTTGCGTTTGATATCCTTGAATGCATCTTTAACAATCTTAATATTTCCTTAAAATATGAAGATTTGTATGACGCTAAAACACGTCTAAAAGAACTTTTTGATTTCTATGGTGATAAGTTAGGTTCTATTAAATATGAAGATGATAGAAACATAGAAGATAAAGTTACAGTTTCATGTGTCTATCAAACCACACCTCAAAATAATCGTATCAAGATTGGTGAAGGCGTCGCATCATTGAAGGCTGATGCACAACAAAAAGCAGCAAACAGAGCCATAGGATTTTTGAAGAGTAGGGGATTTCATAAACCTGTCCCAGAGATTTACAGTAAAATTACTATGTAACCCATCTATTTACAGACGTTGTAATTGTACAATAAAAAAATCTGAAAAACCATTCACTAGATTTATGTTAAGGACACCGTTTAACACTGATAATGTTATGTTAGAAGAATCAAGAGTCGCATATACAGAATTAAATCCAGTATCAGATACACCAATAGTTCCTAAATATCGCCATGCTGCATTATTATCTCTTCTTTTTATAGTTATTTGATAATATCCTTTTGATGGTACTGGTGAAAAAGATGAGGTTTGAACTCCAAAAAGCCCTGAACCCCATGCTATAGGAGATGTATACACAGACCCTTTCAAATTTTTAAGATCATCTTCTGTGATGCAAGTTTCGGTATTTGTATAAATATCTCCAAAACAAAGTCCTTCGTTAAATTTTACTTTTCCATTTCTAAAATTAGTGATACCTGAAATATAGTTTTTGTTATCAGTGTAATCAAAGTGTGTTCGTGGAACTCCAGAACCTCTGTTAACTATATCTAAACCTGATTGAATTTGTGAATATCCCGCACTCAAACTTTTTGCTGCTATTTCACCTGAAGGTATCGAGACATCATCATACATTTGAATTTTTCTTACACCTTTAGCACTTCTATTACCAAGAACGACCAAAGAGTTATATGGTGTAACTGTAATGTTTGAAATTTCAGCGTTATTACCACTTTCGGTTCTAAAATTCCAAGTTGCAGGAACTGTATTATAATTCGTTAAATAAATTCCTGGTGTCGCCGTTGTTGTTCCACCAACCGTTCCATCGTTTCCTGTTGTTATCATATTGGCGTATATTTTATCAGCATTTATTGTTCCGTTATTATTAATTCTGTACTGTGTATTACCTAATCTTAGAATGCTATTGTTGGTCTCCATTTGGAATGTAGTTGCAGAACCAGCCATCAAATAACCACCTGCATCTCCTTTTGGTCCTGTTGGTCCTGTTGCTCCATCTTTTCCTGCTGCACCATCTTTTCCTGCTGGTCCTGCTGCACCATCTTTTCCTGCTGGTCCTGCTGCACCATCTTTTCCTGCTGGTCCT